CCCGTACGCCGAGGACGACTGCCGCCTGGCGCTCGGCGTGCTCGACAAGCAGAAGCCCAGGCTCGAGTCCGAGTGGTCGGAGTACAAGGGCCGGCGCACGGACCTCTGGCAGGTCTTCCAGAAGGAGTCGCGCCTCGTCCCCCTGCTATTGCAGATGCGCCTCAAGGGCGTGCCGGTCGACATCTCGAAGGCCGAGCAGCTGCGGGACAGGCTGATCGCCGACGAGGCCGAGCTGCAGCGCAGGCTGAACGCGATGGCGGGCGCGCGCGTCGACGTGTGGTCTCCGCAGTCTCTCGCCTCGGCCTGCAAGAAGTGCGGCGTACCGTACGTCGTCACCGACGCTGGCAACCCGTCCTTCACGAAGGACTGGCTGAGCCTGCGCGGCGAGGAGCACCCGCTCTTGAAGCTGGTCGGCCAGGTGCGGAAGATGAGCAAGCAGCGCAGGGACTTCGTCGAGGGCATGGTCCTCGGGAGCAACGTGCGCGGCAGGATACACGCTCAGTTCCACCAGACGAAGAAGGATGAGGAGGGGACGCGCTCCGGCCGCTTCTCGTCTTCCCACCCGAACCTGCAGCAGGTCACGGCCAGGGACCCGGTGTACGGGCCGCTGATCCGGGGCCTGTTTGTCGCCGAGCCCGGCTGCCGGTGGGCGGCGCTCGACATCAAGGCCCAGGAGCCGCGGTGGACGGTCCACTACGCGTACCTCTGCGGCTTCGACGGCGCGGCCGAGGCCGTGGAGAAGTACAGGTCGGACGCGAACACCGACTACCATCAGATGGTTGCCGACATGGCGAGCATCTCCCGCAAGGCCGCGAAGACCATCAACCTCGGCCTCGCGTATGGCATGGGGTTCTGGAAGCTTGGCTGGAGCCTGGGCTACTGGACGGAGGAGACCTCCGTGACGAAGCACCTGCAGGACAAGGTGCCTGAGGAGTCGAAGGCCGCGGTGAAGGACATCATCGAGAAGTACCACGCCGGCGTGCCATTCGTCAGACCGCTCATGGACGCCTGCGCCTCGCAGGCCGAGAAGAACAAGGCCATCACCACGTTCTGGGGCCGGCGCCGGCACTTCAACTTGGTCGAGAAGGCCGACCGCGGCAAGGGCCAGAACAGGGCCATGACGCTGGCCGAGTTCAAGGAGCTCTACCCGCGCGAGCGCTGGGTCGTCGCCGGCACCCACAAGGCGCTGAACAGCCTCATTCAGGGCTCCAGCGCGGACCACATGAAGGAGATCATGCTGCAGCTCGACCAGGCCGGCTACGTCCCGAGCCTGACCGTGCACGACGAAATTGACGACGCGGGGTGCCAGAGCGAGCGCGAGTTCCGCAAGATGGAGGACATCATGATTAACGCGGTGCAGCTCGTAGTCCCGGTCCAGGTCGACGCCAAGCTGGCGGACAACTGGGCGGAGGCGAAGTAAAATGCGACAAGTAGATGAAGTTAGACATCTGTTACAAGAAGCTGAAAAAGACTTGACTTCTACCAAAAAGATGACAGACTTACAAGTTGTTTATGCAACTGCAATCTGTCAGTGTCTCAAGTGGGTCTTGCGGCTGACTAACAAAAACCCAAGACTAGATATATGAGAGAGTCAGCCTTCTGGCAGCTCGTCAAGAAGAACCTGAGCCCGGCCGTGCACGCCACCCGGATAGAGAACTCGGCCGGCGCCGGGCAGTCGGACGTCAATGCGTGCAGGCGCGGGGTCGAGGCCTGGGTCGAGCTGAAGATCCAGCACGGCAACTTCCTCGAGTTCCGCTCCGCGCAGTTGCAGTGGATCGGGGCGAGGCTGCGGGCCGGTGGGCGCGTGGTCGTGCTTGCAGAGCATAGGGGCGCCGTGGTGCTTTACCACGGCGGCGTGTGCTTCGGGACGGTTGGCTACCCTGCCAAGCCGGTCTCTGGCAAGAAAGCTGTTAGGGTCCGGGCAGACGACTGTTACGTCCTCCTCCGGACGGGGAAGCCGTTCGACTGGAAGTCCATAGAGGCGAAGATCTTCGAGAGGCGGTAGGATAGAGACATGGGCGGCAGCGACAACGACCGAGAACCGATGGACATGCGGGACCTGTTCCCGATCGACGTGCTGGAGGACGAGTCGTTCGACTACCGCTCCAGGCTGGCGCCGTGGCGCGGCGCGGGCGAGCGGCCGGCGCGGGCCGACAGGGACATCGAGCAGTGGCAGCGGCGGAGGAAAAACGGCGCTGCGCGAGAGGGCGATTGCGCCCTATAATCTTCTTAGAGCGCCTGAGAGCGCCTGAGAGAAGAGACAAGAGAGGATGAAAGAATGGCTACAGTGTACGTAGTGCAAGCCAACCGCAAGCACGACGTCGTTTCGGCTATGCAGTTCGGCGAGTTGAAGGAGCTCCTGCCCGAGGACGAGAGCATCGTGCTCTCGACCGGCCCGGTCATCCGCCGGCTGCGCGCTGGGCTCCGCGCGTTCTCCGACGCGGACTACCTTTTGCTGATGGGCGACCCCGTCGCGATCGGCCTGGCGACGGCGATTGCCGCGGACTTGAACAACGGCAGGGTCAAGCTGCTCAAGTGGCACAAGCGCGAGCAGCGCTACTTCGAAATCTCTGCGGACATGTATCTCCGTCCGCTTCAGGAGACAGCATGACAGAAGAGCAAGCACTATCAGAGGCAATGGCAGAAGAAAGGGAAGTTAATCGCGGAGCGGCTCCGTACTTCTGCGTGCGCGCTGAAGATTATCTTCAGTGGCAGGTTGGCCCGAATGGCACTTATTACGGTGGATTCCCGACCGAGAGAACACTACCGAAGGGCGCCTACGCCGTCCACTGGGATCAGTCACGACAGGTTATCTTTCTGAAGCGCCACGAGCAGCCTCACGATACGCTGTACAGTCTGCCGGACATGCGGACCCTGGAAGTGATGTCCAGGCTTCGGAAGTTTTGGGAGTCTGGACACGTCTACCGCAACCTCGGGTTGACTCACAAGCGAGGCGTACTGTTGTGGGGTCCGCCGGGATCTGGCAAAACGGCGACGATCATGATGCTGATAGAAGAGACTCTACAGCTCGGCGGAGTGGTGCTGATTGCTACTGTGCCGGATCATGCAGCATCAGCGCTACACCTGGTACGTCAGATCGAGCCAGACCGTCCGATGGTCATGGTGCTCGAAGATCTGGACGAGACTATTGCCAAGTACGGCGAGGTAAAACTCCTGTCGATGCTGGACGGCGAGGACCAGGTAAGCAACGTCGTGTTTCTTGGGACGACAAACTATCCAGGAAAATTGGGGGCACGAATCATCAATAGACCTGGCAGGTTCGATGAGCGGATCTTCGTAGATCTACCATCGCTGGAGTGCAGGCGAGCATACATCGAGAAGATCTCCTGGATGAAAGGCGTCGATGTCGCGCGGTGGGCGAAGGATACCAACGGACTGAGCTTCGGGCACATTCGGGAGTTGGTTACGTCAGTGATGATCCTGAAGCAGCCATACGAGCAGGCTATAGAACGGCTCCGGAAGATGTCACTGAAGTTACGGGACGTGGATGGATTCAGGTCAGAGCTAGGATTCAAATGACTATCGAAGAGATGATGTTCGAGCAGTCCGCCGCGGCCGCCGAGGGCCAGGCGCCTGGCGCGATCTCCGCGCCAGCCGAGGACGTCCTAGCGAGGCTCGCAGTGCTCGGCAGCGAGCAGCTCAAGCTGGAGCAGCACATCGCGAGGGGCGAGGCCCTGCTGAAACAGCTCAACGCCGAGCTGCATCAGCTCCGGACCAAGACCATACCCGAGGCCATGACCGCCGCCGGCGTCGCCAAGTTCGGCATGCTCGACGGCAGCGAGGTGGTCATCGAGAAGCAGTACTTCGCGTCGATACCCAGCGAGGACGCGATCGAGAAGGCACAGTCCAACCTCGAGCGGCAGGAGCTGCTCGACCGGCGGCGCGCGGCGCTCACCGCCCTCCGCGACAGCGGCAACGGTGACATAATCAAGAACCAGTTCCGCCAGCAGTTTGGCAGGGGAGAGGACGCGCTGGCGGCCCAGCTAGCCGCGATCCTGCGCAAGCGCGGCATTGAGTTCACGCAGACCGAGGGCGTCCACCCGTCGACGCTCAAGGCCTTCGTGAAGGAGCAGTTGGAGAAAGGCCGGCTCACGACTGACATGCAGACGGCCCTCGGGGCGTTCGTCCTGGACGTCGCGAAGATCAAGGCCAAGAAGGAGAAGAAGGAGAAGAAGAGCAGATGATTATAACTGTGCGGCTCAACCAGGCCGAGATCCGTCAGGCTATCCTGGACGTCGCGTGCATCAAGGTGTTCGGCAAGATCACGACCAAGGACGCGGGCGAGGCAGTGGCCGAGATCGAAGAGAAGTACCTCCACCTCCCGCAATCGGTGGACATCATATTCAAGGAGAAAGAAGAAGAGAATGGCGAACAAGAATAACGCAGCACCCGCAAAGCCCCAGGCCGCGCCGCCGGCCGAGAAGGAGACCGGCCTCGTCAAGGCCGCCTCCGTGGAGGTCGGCGAGGCGATCGACTACAGCCAGTACGCCGGCATGGGCAGCGAGCAGGTCCGCACGACCGACCTCGCGACGCCCTACCTCACCATCCTGCAGAAGAACAGCCCTCAGGTCGACCCTGACAGCCCCAAGTACATCACTGGCGCGCAGGTTGGCATGATCCTCAACACGGTAACCGGCGAGATCTTCGACGGCAAGACCATCGGCATCACGGTCGTCCCCTGCAACTTCACCCCGAAGGTCGTCGAGTGGGTGCCCCGCGACAGTGGCGGCGGCTTCGTCGCGGCCTACGACCCCGAGGCGGCCGAGGTCAAGGAGGCAGTGGCCGAGAACCTGCGGAACGACAAGAACAAGCTCATCAACCGCAAGGGCAACACGATGGTGGACACCGCGTACCACTTCGTCGGCCACATCATCGACGGCGTGTTCCACCCGGCGATCGTCTCCATGACGTCGACGCAGCACAAGCCCAGCCGCCAGTGGAACAGCATGATAAACGGGATCATGCTGCCCGTCCCCGGCAAGCCCGGCCGCAAGTACAACCCGCCCCGCTTCAGCCACGCCTACCAGCTCACCACCGCGGTCCAGAAGAACGGCGAGTTCACATCGTACAACTGGAAGGTGGCGCTGCTCGGCCCCATCACCGACCCCGACGTGTTCCAGGCCGCGCTCGCGTTCAGCAAGGCCGTAGCCGTGGGCAGCGTGCAGACCTCCGTTCCACCTTCTGACGATCAGGACGACGATCACAAGTCAGCTGACGGGCGGGGCGAAAAGCCCTTTTAGCGATCGCTCGATTTGATCCTTTCAAACCAAAACTTGGGCGCCGACAGCGACTCGGCGCCCATTTTTCAGGGCGACGTCAGAATAGGAAAAAGCGATGACGCAAGCTGAGAGACTGAGGCGGCTGTTCGATGGTCTAGACCGCGTCTACGGTACGTACCGCGTGACGAAGATACAGGACAACGGCAAGCGCGTCGGCGATGGCCCGAAGGACATAGCGACGAGGCTAGGCAAGGTGGACGTTCTGCTGTGGCAGAGGCACCTTGACGGCCAGCAGAGTATAGGTGTAGTTCCGATCCGGGACGACGCGACCTGCGTATTTGGCGCGATCGACGTCGACGACTACTCGCTCGGCCAGGCCGGCCTCGCAGGCGTCGTGAAGAAGGCAGACCAGCTCGGCCTGCCGCTGGTCCCCTGCCGCACTAAATCTGGGGGCGCGCACCTCTACCTGTTCGCAGCCGAGCCCGTCGAGGCTAGGCTGTTCCGGGAGCGGCTCAGCGAGATGGCCGCGGCGATGGGCGTCAGCGGCAGTGAGATATTTCCCAAGCAGGAGCGCCTGGTCAGCGAGCATGACTGCGGGTGCTGGATCAATATGCCGTACTTCGGCGGCCTGGAGGGCGGTAGGTACGGGCTGACCATCAGCGCAGACCCGATCGCGCTGGACGAGTTCCTGGACTTCGCCGAGGGCATGCGTCGACCAGCGTCCTTCTTCCAGGAGCCTGCGCGCGTCGAGGGCCTCGCCTTCGCGGACGGACCGCCATGCCTGCAGCAGCTGGCGGCCAACGGAAGCTTCACCGAAGGCTCTCGCAACATCCTGCTGTACAACGCGGCTATCTACTGCCTGCGCCGCGCGGCGACCGACGGCTCCGACCACAGCGCTCGGCTGCACGAGATCAACGCGACGCTCTGCCGGCCACCAGCATCCAGACCCGAAGTGGACGGCATCGCGGCGAGCGCGTCTAAGAAGCGGAGCTACAGGTACCAGTGCAAGAACGAGCCCCTGGCATCTCACTGCGATGGCAAGATGTGCAGACTACGGCCGTACGGCGTCGGCCGAGACGGCCAGGGGGACGGCGGCGGGACTGGACGGGGGGACGGCGGCGTCAAGAACGAGTCCTTCCCGCGGCTAGGTCAGCTTCGCATGTTGAAGACCGTTCCGCCGATCTGGTTCTGGGACACCATGTCTGGCAGGACCATCGAGCTGACGACTGAGGAGCTGCAGTCGCCGCGGCTGTTCCAGAAGCGGTGCATGGAGTGCATCAAGCAGTGCCCGACCATGCCGAGTCAGCAGGGGTGGCAGACGCTCGTCAACCAAGCCATGTCGACGTGCCTGGACATCGAAGCTCCGGAGGACGCGAGCGACGAGGGTCAGGTCTGGGAGCAGTTGGAGAAGTTCTGCACAGGCAAGGTCCAAGCGCAGGGCAAGAAGGAGATCCTGCTCGGCAAGCCGTGGACCGACCCCGACACCCGCGTCACCTGGTTCCGCCTGAGCGATTTCAAGAGGCATCTCGACCAGCAGCGGTTCCGCGGCGACATGATGAAGACCAACAACCTGTCCGCCCTGTTCCACAAGCGGGGCCTGGAGAAGGACTACTTCACGCTCGACAAGAAGGGCAACAAGGGCGCGAACGTGTGGGGCGTGCAGTCGTTCGCCGAGCAGCCCGCCATGGACGTGCCACCAAGCGTTACGGACGAAGGAGCACCTTTCTGATGACACCGACGACAGAGTTCCAAGGCTTCCCCAAGATCCCGCGGCTGTCCCGCGACTGCGTGGTATCTGAGAAGATCGACGGCACCAACGCTCAGATCCTGATCGCGGACGACGGCGCGATGCTCGCTGGCTCCCGGTCCCGCTGGCTTCGGCCGGGCAAGCAGGACAACTTCGGCTTCGCGGCCTGGGTCGAGGCCAACCGCGAGGAGCTGGCGAGGCTCGGACCCGGCCGGCACTTTGGCGAATGGTGGGGCAACGGCATTCAGCGCGGCTACGGCCTCAAGAACGGCGAGCGCCGCTTCAGCCTATTCAACGTCAGCAAGTGGGAGGACGATGCGGCGCGACCCGCTTGCTGCTCAGTGGTTCCCGTGCTGTATCGCGGACCGTTCTGCACGGTCAAGATCGCGCAGGTCGCCGCTGAGCTCGCCTTCACTGGATCGATCGCAATGCCTGGCTTTGCGAAGCCCGAGGGGATCGTCGTGTTCCATGCGGCATCGGGAGTCCTGTTCAAGAAGACCCTCGAGAATGACGAGGCGCCGAAGGGACTAAAATGAAGATTGGAACGAAAAGCCTTCTGTTCGGAGTGCACCAGTTCGCGCTGCACCCGCTGATAATCGCCGCCGCCTGGCGGCGGCGGTACGGCTTCCCGTGGGACCCGCGGCTGTGGCTCTGCTTCCTAGCGCACGACTGGGGCTACTGGGGCAAGGCCGACATGAACGGGCCGGAGGGCGAGACCCACGTGGAGCTCGGCGCGAAGATCGCGCACTGGCTGCTCGACAGCTGGCAGGGCTACCAGTTCTTCGGGCTTCGCGTCGACCGATCGCAGAAGACCTGGCACGACTTCTGCCTGTTCCACTCGCGCCACTACGCCAAGCGCCGGGGCGAGACCCCGTCGAGGCTCTGCGTGGCCGACAAGCTCGCGATCACCGTCGGGCCCGGCTGGCTCTACCTGCTGCTCGCCAACCTGAGCGGCGAGATCCACGAGTACATGACGCAGACCCGCGGCAACAGCGACGAGCTGACCCTCGCCGCGTGCCAGAGCCAGCGGACGTGGCTCGTCGAGCTCAGGGCCTGGGCCCGCCAGTGGGTGGCGAATAACTCGTGACGCGGCAGCAGGCCGTTGCGTTCCGCGAGGAAGCTTGACAGGCGAACGGCAGAGAACGCGGCATGGTGAAGCACATCATGCGCGAAGAGAGAAAGAGAGCGAAGAGAGAAAAGCGTGGCGCTAGAACATCCAAATCTTGAGGTCATACTCGGGCCGCCGGGCACCGGGAAGACCCATAGTCTGCTGGGCATCATGGAGCAGGAGATCGCGGCGGGGACGAGAGCAGACCGAATAGCTTACCTGACGTTCACCCGCAAGGGAGCGCAGGAGGCGCGAGACCGCGCGATGGACAAGTTCGGGCTGACGAACGACGAACTGCCATGGTTTCGCACGATTCACTCTTTAGTCTTCCGGCAGATGGGCTACAAGAAGAGCCAGGTGATGGGGCAGGCGCAGTTCGCGGACCTCGGCAGACGACTGGGCGTCGCGTTCACCGGCGGCGTGTACTCTGACGAGGGGATGATCTCTGGCCTCGGGACGGGCGACAGGCTGGTGTTCCTGGAGAACCTCGGGCGCGTGACCGGGCAGGGGCTCCGCAGCGTCTGGGAGGGGTCGGACCACGGGACAGACTGGCAAGAGCTGGCGGTATTTGCCCAGGCCTACTCGATCTACAAGAGGAACAAGGGCCTGGTGGACTACACCGACATGCTCGAGGCCTTCTGCGAGAACCTGTTCCTGCCGGCGATCGAGGTCCTCATCATCGACGAGGCTCAGGACCTGTCGCACCTGCAGTGGGCCGTCGCCCAGGCGCTGGCGAGGGACTGCCGCGCGGTGTACGTCGCCGGCGACGACGACCAGGCGATCTACCGCTGGGCTGGCGCGGACGTTGAGGCGTTCATCGCGCTGTCCGGCAGGACCAGGGTCCTCGACCAGAGCTACCGGATCCCGCGGGCGGTGCACGACCTGGCGGCCGGCCTCGTGGGCAGGATCAAGAACCGGAAGCCGAAGGAGTTCAGGCCGAGGGACGCGTGTGGCAGCGCGCCGTGGATCTCGGACCTAGACGAGCTGGACCTGGCGCGCGGCACCTGGCTGCTGCTCGCGAGGAACTCCTACATGCTCGGCCGGCTGGAGGAGCACTGCCTCTGGGCCGGCGTGAACTTCGACTCGCCCAGCCGGCGCACGTCGAAGACCATCCTGCTGCGGGCGATCATGACGTGGGAGCGGCTGCGGCAGGGCGAGCGACTCAGCGCGGAGGAGGTGCTCGCGGCGTCGAGATACTTCCAGGACAAGCGCTGGGCGGGAGGGCTCAGGCGCCTGGACCCGACCATGCTGCTGACAGCCGAGGACGCGCGGCAGCTCGGGCTCCGGCAGGGCGGCCCGTGGTACGAGGCGATGGACGCCTTCCCCACCCAGGAGCGCGATTACTTCCGCAGCGTCCGGGCCCGCGGCGAGAAGCTGCTCGGGCCGGCGAGGATCAAGATTAGCACAATACATGGCGTGAAGGGAGGACAGGCCGACAACGTCCTGCTGCTGACCGACATCAGCCTGTCAGCCTACAACTCGATGGTCAACGACGCGGACGACGAGACGCGAGTCTTCTACGTGGGCATGACCAGGGCGCGGGAGAACTTGTATCTCATGACTCCGCAGAGCAATCTGTACTTTGATATTTAATCTGTACTTTGATATTTAAAAGGAGAAATCAATGAAAGAGACCATCAATCTAGCACGGTTGTTTGCAGAATCTGACGCAGATGAGCAGGCTAAATTATTTAATGAGTTCAGTCGCATGCTGCAGCTAGCCTGCTGTGGAAAACAAGACAATCAGCTGTATTATATAAGCCGCTTTCTCGACAGAGACGGCCAGCTGCTGATAGAAGAATTGGCTAAGTACGTGAAAATACGCAGGGAGCAGGCCGCGTGAAGACAACACACGACACCCTGAAGCCAGAGATCGAGCGCTGGGACGACCCGGGAGACTACCCGAGCGGCGCGGGCGGAGGGCCTCTGCCCTCTCGCCTCTTTGTCTCCTGGGTCGACGGCGAGCTGGTTGTCGAGCTGGAGGACGCCGACCTGGAGGCGATGGAGATCAGTCCCGACACGGGCGTCGCGGCCTGGTCCGCCGCCGTCCGGGACTTCGTCGCCGACAACCCTGAGGCAGTCAAGCACGACGTCGGTGGCCTGCGCGTCGTCTCCTGGATCGTCCGCCGCGTCGACGGTCGGGAAGTGACGCTCGCGGTGGACGAGTTCGAGATGTCGGTGGAGGACTATGCCCGCAGCTGACCAGCTGGAGTACCCCTTCAAGACCCGGCCCAGGTCGTACCAGCTGGCGTGCTGGCGCGCGAACCTGCGCAGAAAGGCCTTCGGGTACGGCATGGAGATGGGCACCGGCAAGACCTGGGTCGCCATCAACACCGCGGCGTGGCTCTACGACCATGGCGAGGTCGACTCGCTCGTGGTGTTCGCCCCGAAGGGCGTGTACCGCAACTGGCAGGACGAGGAGATCCCGAAGCACATGCCCGAGCACGTGCGCTACCGTGTGGCCGCCTGGTCCTCGTCCGCCAGCCGCGAGGACAGGAGGCAGATGGACCTGCTCTGCCAGCTCGACTCCATGAGCTACCTCCGCGTGCTGCTGGTGAACGTCGAGGCGATGGCCACCAAGCGGGCCTTCGAGTTCGTCGAGAAGTTCCTGCTCGGGTGCCGGCCGATGATGGTCGTCGACGAGTCCACCACGATCAAGCACGCGGAGTCGAAGAGGACCAAGGCGCTGGTCTGGCTCGGCCGCTACGCGAAGTACCGCCGCATCATGTCTGGCGAGCCAGCGGCTAACAGTCCGTTCGACCTCTACTCTCAGTTCGACTTCCTGGACCCGCACCTGCTGGGGTTCTCGTCGTTCTACTCCTTCCGCAACCACTTCGCAAAGACCGTCGGCAAGAACGAGGTGCGCGAGGTGGAGCGCGTGGCCGGCTGGCGCGGCATGACGAGCGACCAGCTGCGGGCGCGCGGCCTCGACCCCGAGGTCGTCAACGCCGTCCGGCGCGGGGCCGGCAGGAACTACACTGCCGTGCTGGAGTACCGGAACATGGACGAGCTCCAGAGGATCGTCGCGCCGCACATGTACATCGTCAAGAAGGCAGACGTCCTGACCGAGCTGCCGCCGAAGGTCTACCAGACGCGCGACGTCGAGATGAACGCCGAGCAGGAGGAGGCCTACGACCGCATGAAGCACGAGTGCATGGTCGAGGTCGAGGAGCTGCTTAAAAAACACGCAGAGTCGCCCAGGAAGGCCTCCCAGGAAGGGGCCCCTGCCGATAAGGCTCCCCTGGCCTCCCCGGCTCAACCTGGCTCGCCTAATGACCGCCAACTGGGCAATTTCGAGACCCTCCAGCTCGCCCTCCGGCTCCAGGAGAGCCAGGAGGAGAAGGCCCAGGCCTCGCCGGACGGCGCCTGCCACTGCTGGGACGGCGCGGGGGCCGGGGACCGGCCGGCGTCGCCCGTGTGCCCGGACTGCGGACTCCCGCTCGGCGGGGCGGGCAAGCTGTCGTCCGCCGCGATCGTCATCACCCAGCTGCTCCGCCTCCACCAGATCGCCTGCGGGTTCCTGAAGACGGACGACGGCGAGACGGTCGACCTCGGCAAGACCAACCCCCGCGTCGAGGAGCTCGTCGAGGTCCTGCGCAACCACCAGGGCAAGGCGATCGTCTGGGCGAACTACCAGCACAGCATCGAGCAGGTCGCGAAGGCCGTCGCCGCGGAGTTCGGGCCGGAGTCGGTCGTCACCTACTACGGGCCGACCAAGGGCGACGCGAGGCGCGCCGCGATCAAGGCCTTCCAGGACCCGGGCTCGCCCGTCCGGTTCTTCGTGTCGAACAGGACCGGCGCGTTCGGCATCACTCTCACGCAGGCGGACCTGGTCGTGTACTACAGCAACGACTACGACAGGGAGGTCCGGGGTCAGTCGGAGGACCGAGCTCATCGCATCGGGCAGCTCAAGAGCGTGCTGTACGTCGACCTCCGCTGCAGGGGCACGGTCGACGAGAAGATCATCCGGGCCCTGCGCGACAAGAAGAAGCTGAGCGAGCTCATCACGGCCAGCAACTGGAAGGAGTGGTTCGAGTGAGCTACAACTTCGAGATCGAGTTCGGCCCGACGATGGGCGAGGCGAAGGTGCTCGTCAACGGCAAGGAGCTGAAGGACGTGACCAACGTCTCCGTGGGGAAGGGTCCCGTCGTGACCCTCACGCTGAGGGCGAGGAGCGTCAAGATCAAGGGAGAGGTGACGAGATGAAGCTGCTGCCGGCGCCGGACCCGAGCATCGAGCTTGTGGACACGCTCGGATGCCACAGGGACCTGTGGGACAAGATCACGTTCAGCTACCTGCTGCGCTGGGACCTGCTCTGCCTGCCGTTCCTGTGGCAGGACAGGATCTGGACGGTGGCGATGAGGAGGCCAGCGAGAGACTTGCGGGCTGCTGTGGCTGCTGACGAGGTGAGCCCCCTGGCTCGCCCGAGCCAGGGGGCTTCCCTTACTTCGTCGGGGCGTGGACCGCGTCGACCGTCTCGTGCGTGACGGGCTCGGTCTTGTGGCTGACGAGCAGGTTCGCGACCAGCAGCACGAGGGCCAGGATCAGGGACCCCATCACCCCTCGCAGCCAGCTGTTTATCGACTTCAGCGTGTCGCTGACTTCCTTCTTCCACTCGTCGTGCGCGTCGAGCCGCTCCTCGAGCCGGGCGACACGCACCTCGATGCTCTCACCGGCGACGGTTACGTTGTGCGGCGGCATCTCGCTCCTCCTTGTCGATGAGATCCGCCACGACGAGGTGCACGCACCGCGGAGCGGTCAGGGCCTGGCAGAGGCAGCCGGGGCTCGAGCACCTCGCGTCGACTCCCAGCTCTCGGCAGACCTGGTCGACCACGTACTCTGCGTATGCTTGCGGGTCGTTCTTGTCGCGGGCGTTCGCGTGGCCGTCGTACACGCCGCGCTTGCCCGCGAAGAACTCGAAGAAGGTCAGGCCGCGCTTCACCACGTTGATCTTGACCTGGGCCCTCGCCGCGCGCCACCCGACCTCGTGCGGGTGGTCGGGGTGCACGCAGCCGTCTCGCTCGCACTGCGGGAACTGGACGAAGCCGTTCACCTCGGGGTAGGCGCAGCCGGCCGGGTCCTTCCAGTGCTTGAGGCACGCGGGGTTGCCGAGCCGCTGCGGTAGCGTCGGCACCTTGCCCTCCTTGAAGACCCCCTCCCGCTTGCCGACCGCGCGGGCGAAGGCGTTTATGACGTCCTGGGTTCTCGCCATGTCTGTCCTTTGGTTCGCTATTCTTTCTTGGCAGGTCGGTTCACGTAGGCCTGGAGGCTATCGCGAGTCCAGCCGTAAGCGCAGCGCGCCCAGTCGCCCAGCCAGGCAACGATCTCTCGCGGGCCGAGGCGCGCGAGCTTGGGCAGGTCCTGCGGTGCAGGCAGGTGCAGGATGAAGGCGATGGCTAGAAGACCAGCCATTCCTTCATGCCGCGAGATCAAGTCGTAGATGTGCTTCATCAATGCGTCCATAATGTCTTCCTTTATTTTGCCGCCGGAAGCTTGCTCAAGCTGAAGTTGAGGCCGAGCTTCACGATCGGGTTCCAGCCGCCTGGCCCGGTGCTGCCGCTGACATACTGAAGCTGCACTGGCGCGACCACGCTCATGTACGAATTCAACTTGTACTGTGGGATGATACTGAATGTGCCAGTCGGGCTGATGCTGATGCTTCCAGTCGTGGATATAAAACCAGCGCCGACCGCGCCTCCGAGATATAGCCGGAAGTCGCCGGAGGCGACTATTCGCTCGGCGATGCCCTGTTGCACGGAGGCGGAGAGCGCCCAGATCGTCTTGCCGCTCACAGTCACATGCACTGGCGTTATGTCTGCGCTAGTGACGTTCGCCATGTGGATACCGTCCTGCGCTGCGGTGGTGTAAATGGCATTGATCCCAGCTGCCCACCGCGTGGGAGTGCCGAGCTGGTTGTACTCTCCCAGGACGGACACGCTGGCTGGAAGAGTCGCGGCAGTCGCGGCAGTCGCGGCGGTCGCGGCGGTCGCGGCGGTCGCGGCGGTCGCGGCGGTCGCGGCGGTCGTCTGTGCCAGGCAGGCGCAGACGAAGATCAGTGTTAGTACGACGAGTTTCTTCATTTTAATTTGTTCTCCTTGGCTAGTCTTAACTCCTATAGCGGAATGACGATCTTGACGAGTCCAGCTGCCTTCTCTACGACCTGCTTGAGCAGCGAGAGCTTCTTGCGGAGGGGCATCAGCGCGATGTCCACGCTCTCGGCCGAGTGTGCAATGTGGTCGCCCGTCGTCGCGCCGTCCTGGAGCATGCGGGTCACGGCCGGGTCGGCGATCAGCTTGTCGGTGTCGCCGATCGCCTTGGTGAGCGCGTCGATTGTGGCCATGGCCTTCGGGCTCCCCTGCTTTATCTGCTCGTCGAGGTCGGCCTCGAGCGCCGCGAGGTTCCTGAGCGAGTCGGCCAGGGGAGCGAGGGCCGCGCCGGTCTCGGCGGTCAGGTCGTTCGCGTCGTTCGTCAGCGACTGGGTCAGGCCTCTCGCGTCGCCGACCAGGGCGCTCGCCTCCGTCAGCAGGCCCTCGCGGACCTTGCCCTCGGTGTCGCGGCCGCCGGTCAGCGCCGCCCGCAGGTCGTGGACCAGGTCGTCGGCGTCCTTCGCGGTCGTCGCGACCGTCTCCATCGTCGCCTTCATGTCGTAGTAGTTGTCGTCGAGGCTGTCCTTGGCGTCCTTGACCAGGGCGTGAGTCTCGTCCAGGACGCCCCTGGTCGAGGCCAGGGTCTTCGCCACCTCGCCGCTGGCTGCCTTGGCAGCGCTTGCTGCTGAAATGGCTAAGATAATTCCGGTCGCGGCCGCGACGAGCCCGGCGACGAGCAGGAAGAGTACTAGTGCCTCGCGCGTCCGTCTATAGTTAATGTAAATCATGCCTGCGCCTCCTCCTTCAACTGCTCGGCCCAGGCGTCTACCTTGCCGATGACCTCCGTGCCGAGGTAGCCAGCGCCGCGCCTGATTGGCTGCCCGGCCACGACGCTCGTGTACACGAGGTTCGCGTCGGCCTGGGAGCATGTCGAGAGGTCTATCCGCATCAGTCTCGCCATCTGCGGCACGGCTTTGCGCAGATACCACCCACAGACGGCGGCAGCGACGTCCGGTTCATTCAGCAGCTCGGGCTTGGAGGCCAAGCGATCGTCGCCGTAGAGGTGCGCTGACGCCCGCTCGTAGTTGGATCTGCCAGTGATCTGTATGTAGCCCCTGCCGCGGAAGCGCCAGCCGTCGCCCGGCTGCGCGTTGCCCATGCCGCGGCCGATCTTGAAGGCCGCTCCGTACATGTGGTTCGCGAACGCCTCGGGGGACTGCTTGAGGGCGTCCAGCTCGGCGTCCGCCATCGCGGTGCGCTCGGCGCCGAAGACGCTGCGGATGCGGTCGTTGGGGGTGTGGGAGTAGTTCAGGTTCTCTTCGCGCAGCTCGAACCCCGTCTCCTTGCCGATGTTGCCGAGGGCGGCGAGGATCCCGCGCGCGTCGAAGCCCTGCAGCTTCAGTTGCGCGGCGATCGCGGAAGCGGCTTCGGACTGCTTGATCGTCTTGTTCATCCAGGCTCCAGACTTTATTATGCCATCGGAGCCTGGGCGTTCGTCGAGTCACACGGAGCCAGTGGAGTGCTACGCTTGGTGGGAGTGGTGGCCGAGGGGCTGGATCAGGCGGATGGAGCGGCTGGCCGTGAAGTCGACGAGCTGCACGCCGACGATCGCGACGCCGTAGGTCTTGGCCCGGCGGCGCACGTCTTTGGCGAGCTCGTTGCTGAGGGACTTGATGGCGCGAAGCTCCTCCCAGGTGTGCGCCATGACGAACTCGGAGACCATGCCGTAGGTACTGTCCTCAATGACTTGGTGGCCGCCCTCGACATCCAGCAGGAACTTCCGTGCATCCTCTATGGCGAAGGTCACAACGGTTGACACCACCACAGACTTGTCATCCTTAGTCGTCAGTGACTGCGGCCCCACCGTCATGGTCTCCGGCACCACGTTGACTAGCAGGTGACTTTCGACCATGAGGGGCCACTTCCAGTGGAAGCCGGGGCCGACCTCGCGGTGGAGGCGGCCCCAGCGGAGGACCACTCCGCGCTGGTAGCTGTGGGTGACGAACCCCACGAAGAACAGGTGGACGAACTGCACCAGTACGTCTATGAGCTTGTCGAACATATGCGCAGCCTCCGCTCACATCCTGATCCTGAACAACAGCGGCGTGAAAACCTGCCCGCTCGATGAGCTCAGCACGATCGCTACGGTGTGCGAAGTTGACCAATTCACCGCTGTCGGACTCTCATTGGTCCCCAACACCGTATAAGTTTGCCACCCCGGTCCGCTTGAGCTGTACGCTTGCCAGTGCCCAAACACTGCTTGCGCACTCTGCGTGCCCGTTTGGTTGCAGTAGGAAAAATTCATCTGATCGTACTCTCCAGGGCTGCCGCCGGACCAAACCTGGCCTATCGAAACGCCGTCCACATACAGATACCAGGTGTGGCCGGCTGGTACCTGCACCTCGACGGACATCTCATAGCACGCCCCCGCCGCCAGCGCCGGTGCGTTCGATACGGAAAACAAGGTCGTCGTTGATCCCGTCGCCGTCACCGTGCCGGGCATAACACTCGAATAGTAGTAGGGTGCTCCGCCGCCTGCCACCTGTTGCGTCCAGGTGTTTGCACTGGAGCACTCGTAGAGTTGCTGCCCGGCTAGCGCCGCGGTAACGAACGCGACTTGTCCAACGGTACAGGTCGCAGGCAACGCGGACGCCGTGGCGTACTTCGGCGGCAAATAACCTGCGGCAGAACTCATGTCCTGCGTCCCCGCCGTCCATGTGTTGCTCGCGTTCGTCGCCGCCGCGTTCGTCACCTGCGCCGCCGCGTAGTCGCCCGTCTGTGCCGTCACCGCGCCCGTCCGGCCGAACACGCTGACGACAGATGCGGTGCCGGCGCAGGAGTTTGGAACCCACCCAGACAGAGAGTACACGAGACACTGCCCGGACGAGGCTCCGCCGCTCGTCAGCTGTGACAGTGACACTGATGTGTTTGGCCCTGGCGCATAGCTGACCGTGATCTGAGATATCGTCACCGGAATGGCGGACGCGGGCACGCTCCAGTAACTCTGAGTTGTGGCGCCGCGCGATATGATGGAGACTTGGTAGCCGGAGTACGGTGTCAGGGCGATGAAGACCGCGCCGTTTGAGACCGCGTATGTCCGCTGTCCTGCGGGGACGGTGACACTCGAGCTCGTGAAGGTGGGCCACGAGACGATAATGTTCCCGTTCGACTTGGAGCCATCTGCGTCGTACAGAGTGTCTTGTATCGTCGTCAAGGGCGCTTGCGCTAGCGCAAACGCTCCTAGCCATGCAACGATCAGAAGCGATCGAAGAGCGATGTTCACTGTTTTCATAGTCGTTTTCTTTCTCAAGCCTTCCACTTGCCCGCGTACATAGTCACGATGCAGCGCTGGCCGTTCGGGTAGGTCACGATGTGGCTGTGGTTCCAGGCGCTCGGCCCCCAGTTGTACGACCACTTGAGCTTCGAAGAGGTGCCGGCCACGTACAGGCCGTTCCAGATCCCAGCCGAATGGGTGTGGGCGGTGTTCGCGCGGCGGCCGATCTGGCTCATGTTCGATGGCGACCCCATCGAGCCGCCGGGGCCGAGGTGCCCGTGCATGCCGCACTCGATCTTCTTGTCGCAGATCGTGAACGACTCGTCGGGCAGCAGGAAGCGAACCCCGTCGAGGCCGAACGTCTTGAAGACCTTCTCCACGACCGGCACGTCCTTGTGGCTCTTGCCCTGCTCGGTCAGCTTCCTGATCTGCTCGAAGGTCCACTTCTGCAGGTCCAGGAAGAGCTCGGCGTTGGCTGGGTCGAAGCGGTAGTCGTAGTTCGACAGCCACGACCGCATCCAGCCGCCGTCGTGGTTGGACTCGGGGACGACGGTCTGGCACCAGGGGCGGAGGTACTTCTGCACGACCTCGACGGTCTTCTGCACCTCGGCGTCGAACCGGTGCAGGCCGCGGAGCCAGCGGTAGAACCCGTAGTGGGCGTCGGGCGCCCGCTTTATGACGTGCCGGTTTATGCTCGCGCCCTCCAGGATGTCGTGCAGGAACTGGTACCTTGGGCGGAGCGCGTCCAGCATGTCCAGCGACTGCTCCACGACCCAGTCCTCGGCCATCGTGGCGTGCAGGTCGCCCCAGGTGATGGCCTCGACGGAGCAGCCGGTCGTCACCTTGCCGTCGACCACCTTCACGTCCAGGTCCTGCAGCTCGTTCGACTTGGACCCCACGCCGATCTGCCTGGCCCACCAGTTGCCGCTGCTGTCGACCTCGACGAGGAGCGCCGCGTACTTGTGGTGGTGCTCCGCCTTCTGGCCCTCCTTCTTCTGGATGTAGTTGCGCTGGGTCACGGCGCCGGTCGTGAAGTTCAGCTTGCAGCCGTCGTCCAGCATCGTCGCGATCGACCGCATGGCCAGCTTGGCGTGCGGGAAGATCGCGGACTTGCGGTGGGTGTAGGTCTCCAGGCCGGACAGCGGGTCGACAGCCGTCGGGAGGATGTTCATCTCGCCGCACCACACCAGGCCGGGCGCGAGCTCGAGCCGCTCGTCGCAGATGTAGGGCTCGATCTTCGGGTCGTACCAGAGGTCTCTCTCGCAGGCCTTCTTGGTGCCGCGCTTCACGGCCAGCTTGCCGAAGGCGTTCTGGTTGTAGGTGAACGTGCCGACCAGCAGCCTCGCCTCGTAGTGGCTGGCCAGCGCCTGCAGGGCCGTGAGGAACTCGTCGTTCACGCGGGTGTTGTTCTGCGCGGACGTGCAGATGTACCTCTTCACCGCGGCTCCGCGCGGCAGCGCCACCCTGCGGTCGGGCCTGGCCGACAGCTTGCCGGCGGCCATCGGCTTCTTGTTCGCGCCGGCCTTCCGCAGGTGCTTTTGCACCGTGGCCCTGGTCAGGCCCATCTCTCGGGCGGCCCCCGAGACGGTGCCGTGCTTTTGGAAGGCTGCGACGACCTCCTGCTGATGCTCGACATTTACTGATCTGCTCAAATCGATCTCCTTGGGTCTTCGGGACTCACCTGCTCGTGATCCTCTTCCTGGGGCTCGGCAGCGGCTGTGTCAGCCAGCTGAACAGCGTGGCGTGGTCGAACGCCCAGAAGTTTATCGCAGGCGTGGACTGGCTGAGGCAGTACAGGTACTCCTGCGTCCAGTGGCAGCCGCCGTTGAACCATGGTATCAGGTAGCGAGTCGCAGACTGCGACCAACTCAGCACCGTGTACGGAAACTGCACCGTCTCCTTGGCCTTGTCCGTGTTGTGGTAGGTTGCCGACCAACTGAGCCCCTCAGTCTTGATTCTATCGAGGCCCGAGCCCGCCTGAGTGCTCCATGCAGAGGGCATGTTCACTGCTCTGTTGAGCCTGCCGCCCTGCGGCCACGGCATGTCGTTCGTGAAATAGCATAACTTGTAGTTAACGTCGTACGGCCACAGCAGCTCGAACTTCGCGTTGGAGTACGCTGTCTTGGTCGCGGTCACGATCGACGAGCAGTGCGTCTGCAGCCGGCCCGCGAGGAAGTTCGCGTCCGCCGAGCTGTTGATCGTGGGGTCGTCGTCCTGCGTCCAGAAGCTGGCCAGCGCCCGGCCGAGCGCGGTCGTCGCGGCCGCCGCCTGGCTCGCGTCGTAGAAGGCCATGCCCCCGCCGGACACGGTGCCCCCGCCCGTCCAGGTCCCCGCGCCAGTGGACCCGTTGATGGTGAACTGGGTCGGGCTGGTCACGGTCACGGCCTGCCTCCCGTTGACAGCCAGGCTCCCCTGGCAGCCCGCCAGCACCACGGTCTGCCCGGTGGACAGGTTGTGGTTGACTCCTGTGGTCACCTTGACTGGCGTCGTGTTCTGGATGTTCGTCACGGGCATCGTCATGTACTGCGAGAAGAACCAGTGGAGGATCTCCCCGAGCTGGAGCCAGGGGACCAGGCCCGCAGCGTTCATTATCATCGCGGCCTGCATGTAGCAGGCCTGCATGTACGGCGTCACGGCCGACGCGTTGAACGAGCACTGCGCCGTCTGCAGGGCCGCGAAGGCGGAGTCGCCGGCGGCCGGCGTGTAGCTGCCGCTGTTGCTCACCTGCGTCGTCAGCTGGTAGTGGTTGAAGTCGGTCACCGTGACCTGCCACACGCCGGAGCCGGTCCCGCTCGCAAGGTGGATCAGGTTCCCGGTGGTGTACCCGTGGCCGGTCTGCTGGATCGTGCCGGAGGCGTTCGCCTCCACGACGCCGGCGCCCCAAGAGCCGAACCCCGTGGACGTTAGCACGGTCGCGCCGTTCGAGTACCGCTGTATCCAGGCGCCGGCCTTCAGCGTGCCAGGCCCGTTGCCGTCGGTGGCGGTGCAGGCCACCTGGCCGGTGCCGCGAGGGGCCAGCGCCACGTTGTTCGCGCTGACGGTGGCGACCGCGTTCTGGTCGCCGCTGCCCGCGTTGATGAGCGCGGCGAGCGCGATCGCGATGTCCCCGGACCCGTCGGTCGAGAGCTGGACGTGGGTGTACGTGTTCGCGCCGATCGTTATTTGGTGTGAGTAGCCAGCGCCATACGAGTTGAAGAAGCCGAACGTGACGGACGCAGGTGAGGCGTCGTTCGAGTCGGGCGGGCCGAGCAGCTCCTGTGAGAACGCGCACGTGGCCGTCCAGCCGTTCGACTTGACGATGGCGCAGAAGTCGACGAAGAAGTCGAAGAACGCGCGGTTGAATGGCGAGCCCTGCGTCGGGTCCACCTGCCATGTGCCCTCGTTGCCGCCGACGCTCGTGCTGGAGCCGAAGCCTATGTCGCCAGTCTTCGATATCGTGACGCTGGTGCCGGGCGTCACCGTCAGCGTGAAGCCGTTGATCGGCGACTGCACCGTGATGGTGAACTGGCCGGCCGTCGACGTGGGCGCGGCCCAGACGCCAACGAACGTCGCGTTGATCGCGTTGACGAACCGCTGTGCTATGCTAGTAAGGGTGTCGATCGCCGTCACGCCGGCGCCGAACGCCGTGCCGGCCACGTTTATGAAGCAGGCGTCGCCGACCGTCAGCGTCCCGCCCACGGTCACCGTCGCCGAGTGGAACGTGCCGCCGCTGCGCACACGCTTCAGCGCGAAGAAGACCCCGGCGTAGAAGTCTATGTCGCCGGCGAACCCCAGCCTATTAAGCATCCACAGGGACCGCGCCGGCGCGAGGCTGTACGTCTGGTTGGTGTCGTAGTCCATCGCGACGTTGACCGTCGAGTACGTGGTCGGTGCGTCCTGCACGTCCGACCGCACGGCGGCCTGCAGGAAGTCGAACACGCAGTTGTACCCCAGCGACGCCGAGTTCTTGGCGGACGAGACCGTCAGCGTCACGGTGTGCGCGCCGGCGGGGACCGACGACTTGACCAGGCGCCTGGCTTGTATGGGCGTGCTCGCGTCGGCGTAGCAGTCCACGTCCGGCTGGGCGACGCCGTCCACTGACGCGTGGAGCGTGCCGCTGCTGAGGTACGCCGCCGTCCCGAGGTAGACGTCGTGAGCATACTGGCACGAGTACGTCACCGTCACAGAGTCGCCGGCCGTCGCGCTGACGTGCGAGAAGCCGTGGTAGTAGTTGCCGGACAGGACGTAGCTGCCGCTGCCGTTCGGCTGCTCGGTCCACCCCGACCCCGAGTACTTCGACCAGCTGTCCCTGCTGCCGACGACGACCGAGCCCGGCCCGGCTATCTGCAGGTACGTGTTGCCGCTCGGGTCGGTGACCGTCCAGTTGGAGTACTGCGCGAGGAAGTCGCAGCCGACGAACGGCTGCACCGTCTGGTTGTCCGCGGCCGTGTCCAGGTTCAGCAGCGGGCCCAGTGTCAGCCACGCCTGCCGCAGGCTGGTGAGGCCGAGGGCGGAGAAGTCTATCTTGAGGTGCAGGCTGGTCTCGGTGGAGCCCCCCGCCAGCTTGACCGCGCCGCTCGGGCTGATCGTCCCGGCGGTGGACTGCTTGCCGACCCAGAACTGCACCGAGTTGCCGTCCGCCTGGTACAGCGGCCAGGCGGCGTAGGACGGCGTGATAGTCACCGCGCTGTCCAGTGTGATGTGCCAGGGGGACACGACCGCCGACACCGTGTGGTGCTCTATGTTGGCGCCGTCCGTGAACATCAGCGTGTCGCCGACGCTCACGCCCCAGAAGCCGGTGATGGCAGCTTGAGCTGCGGTCATAACACCGGTGTTCAGCGTGAATGCCGTGCCGGAGAGCGTGAACAGCGACGACGGCGCCGAGCGTCCCGCGTACACCGTGAGGCCGGTCGACCCGTTCCATACAGCGTAAGGAGCGATGCTGAGGCCGCCGACCATCATTCCTGTGTTGATGCTGATCGTCAGCCCTGACGCCACGGAGGTCGGCGTCGACGTCGACGTCGCCTGGTAGAACGCTTGATAGTTGCCGAGATAGATGATGTAGAAGAGGTCCCCGCTCACGATCGTGCCACCGATCGTGAAGGTCTGGCTGGCGCACGACCCTCCGCTCGTTGATGTCATGCACGAGGCGAGAGGCTTGGAGCCCGGCGTCTCGGCCCCCGTTATGTAGGACAGCTGGGCGGCCGCCAGCGAGTCGTACTTTATGGAGGTCGGCGAGAAGCAGCCGCTCAGCGCCACGTCGACGTCCAGCACCACGCCGGTCATGTTTGTGCTGGGCAGGTACCTGGTCGTCTCCAGATGACCGAAGCCGTCGTCCGAGTCGTGCAGCATCAGCACGGCGAAGTCCGCTATGTCCGACCAGTGGCCGCTCACCTTGCAGCCGGTCGACGACGCGTTGTTGAGGGACGCTGCGGACCCGCGGCGGTCGAAGCCGCGCAGGTACATCGTCCTGTGCGGCTGCAGCTTGTATATCGCTTCTGTGGCCATTGGCTTCTAGTAGAATAGTGACACGGTCAGGTCGCCGCCGGGATACGTGGTGCCCACGCCGGTGATGTCGACGGTTACGTTGGTGCTCGCGGGCACCTGCGCCGCCGAGGTGATCTGCGTGGCGGTCGCGCTGACGGCGGTGGACCCCGCGGTGATGGCCAGCGTCATTATCAGCGTGCCTCCCACGTTGATGTTGATGGAGAGGTTCGCGCCGGTCGGCGCCGTCTTGACCTCGGCGCGCACCGCCTTCAGCGTGGTGTTGCCGTTGAAGAAGGCGCAGGGCCCGAGGTTCGAGCCGATGGCGAGGGTGCCGTCGATGCCGATCGACATCGCGCCGGTGTAGCTCGCGGTCGGCGGCTGGCCGAGGATCAGGGTGTCGCGGAACGGCGAGAGGCCCTGCAGCGCCAGATTGCCGTTCGCGTCCGAGGTCTGGACGACGACGAACACCGCCTCCTCCTCGAAGTTGCTGACGTCCACGGCCACGTCGCAGTCCGAGCTGACCGGGGTGAGAGGGGTGAAGCTCGGCGTGAACAGCCCGTTGGTGAACTGCTGCGACGGCTGCTGGAACTGAGGCATGGGCTCGGTGACGACGTACCGGCTGGTGGAGTCCAGGGTGGCCGAGGGCCAGGCGCCGTTGATGTAGATCTTCGTGTTGGTGTTGCTCGCGATCTGCGCCGGGACGCCGCGCCCCGGTCCCTTGACGAACCACAGCAGCTTGCCGGCCAGCGTGTTGACGCCGAGGCCCTGCTGCATCTTCTGCATGACGCCGCCGGTCCCGGAGTACGCGCCCCAGGAGGTCGTGTCGACGCCGATCGAGAAGTGGGTGGTGTCCACCACGGTGGCGGTGACGAGGCAGGGGAACCCGGTCATGCTGCCCATATTGAAGACGTAGGCCGTGTCGCCGCTGTTGAGCCCGTGAGGCGTCGCCGTCTGGACGACGCCGGGGTTGGCGTTCGTGCAGCCGGTCACCGTGACTGGCGAGTACAGGACGCTGTTGTTGTTGACCCACGCAGGGTCCATGAGGAAGTTGCCGGTCGAGTCGCTGCCGACAGTCGGCAGCGAGCGGATGACGACCCAGTCGAACACGCCGAGGCCGGTCGTGCCGTCGCCCCTCGGGATCGCGGTCGGGTCAGGCACGTTGCCGTCGAGACCGGCAGCGAGCGTGAACACGTTGCCGGTGTTGCTGGCGATCTTGGCGTTCCACAGAGGCTGCGGCGCCTGGCTGGGCAGCTCGACGCTGGTGCTCGACGGGTTGACCAGCCCGTACACGCTGATGTCGTAGCCGGCGAACTGGTTGGTCCCGAAGCCGGCGCCGGGCAGGACGGCGACCGTGATCGTCGTCGACGTGCAGCTGAGCACCTGCATGTCCGTCACGCCGCCGTGGAGCTCGAACCAGCCAGTGACGACCAGGTTGTTGAACAGCGCGTCGGGCGCCGGCAGGCCGCCGGCCTTGTAGCCCGTGACGGTCACCGACGCGGGCGTGCCGTCGGCGTCGGCCTGATAGCACATGCGGCCGGGGTCGGTCCCCATGAAGACCACGTAGCCCTTCGCGGCCACGTCCCAGAACGGGATGTTGACGGAGACGGTGTTGGTGTTGGTCGAGCCGGACACCGAGACCTGGGCGATCGTGTAGGACAGGTACGAGGGGTTGTAGGTCGAGCCGGTCTGATCCTTCGCCGCGATGCCGACGTAGTAGGTCTGGCCGCCGGGGATCGTCCCGCCAGTCGACGCGGTCGTGGCCTGCTGCAGGACCATCGGCGGCTGGGGCGAGTTCGGGGCATTGTTGTCCGGCAGGCGGCCCTGGATGTGGAGCCTCGCGATCGCGGTGTTGTCCGCGGCCGTCGTGTATTCCTGCCACACCTGGAAGAACGCCTCGTTGAGGTACATGCTGTCGCCGGCGGACGGCCACGGGTAGCCGGCGCACCAGGCGTATGGCAGCCGGGTGTTGATGCCCTGCGGGTGCCGGTAGAGCGGCGCGTTCTGCTGGCCGTAGGTGTCGAGGTACCAGCCGTCGTTGTGGTAGCTGGCCTGGATGGTCAGCGTCCGCGAGTTCATGCCGGGCTTGATGGAGGTGACGCGGAACAGCCAGCCCGCGATCTGCCGCTGCTGGTAGGTCACGCCCACGATGTCGCCTACCGACAGGTGGATGCCCTTGAAGGACGTCTGGAACTCCACGCGCAGCGTGCCGCCGGTGTCGCCGATCGTCGCGCCCGTCACCGCCGTCCTGGGGTTGCCTCTGCTCTGCTCCGCCATCCACACCGCGATCGCCCTGCGGGTGCGGTCGAAGGTGTTGGTGCCGTAGACCTGCATGCTGCCGTTGATCGCCTGGCTGTTCACGCGGGCCAGGTCCTCGGTGTCGACGATCTGCAGGCTGTCCGTGTTGAGCTGGTTCTCGTAGTTCTGGAATTGCACCGACACGGCGTTCGGGGTGTCGGTCAGCGCGCGGGACAGGATCTTGAAGGTGGAGCTGCCGTCCCGGTTCTTCACGATGTTCGACTCGTCGAACCAGTAGGCCAAGTAGCCGCTGCCCGCTGTCCCGTTGGTCAGGGTCGACGACACGGCCGTGTTGTAGTTGCTGGCGTTCTGCGAGTTCAGCTGGGCGACCGCGCCCTGCTGCGAGGCGAGCGTCTCCTTGGTCCGCATCGATATCATGCCGTTCGCCATGTTAGGCAAGATGAGCGCCTTGCAGTTGTTCCTGATGCCGCGCAGGAAGTCGGCTACGCACGTGCGGCTGCTCAGCGAGATGGAGACGGCGTGCTTCGCGTACGGGATCGTCGTGCTGGTCTGGTTGCTGCGGTAGCTCTGCAGCGTGTTGCAGCCGGACACGCCGGCCATGCTGGTGTAGGTGATCTGCGTCGCGTACTTGGCTGCGCAGGTTATGAACGAGCTAGTGTCTATGTCGGTACCCGGCTGCAGACCGGCCCAGATCATGGCGTCGAGGGCGACCCACGCGGGGTTGTCGGTCCAGACTTTCGTGTACGTCACAGGGTCGGTGTAGACGCGGAGCGCTGGCCCGTCGACCCATATCTGCACGCTGGGCGCGTCCGAGCCGGAGGCCAGCTGGTTCGGCACGCACACGTGGAGCACGCACAGCGAGCCGTACGGGTCGCCGCCGATCGGGCTGTTCTGCATGACACTAGATCGCCGGCCATCGTTTACGGCAGCCCACCAACCGCCCGCTATGTCATGCGAAGCGTTCAGCTGGTTCGGGACTTGGCTCATCACTATGTCGTTGTACGTGTGCGGGATCTCGACGCCGTTGACGACCACCTTGTACACCCACTGGTGCTGGCCGTACCCGACGAGCACCTCGTAGTTGGAGTAGTTCGCGTCGTTGTTGCTGTTGAGGACCAGGCCCTGCACCCAGCAGGTCCCGTAGTTGATCGGCACCAGGTCCCCGTACTTCGCCTGGTTGGACGTGTTCAAAATCTGCTGCCACTTGCCGGTCAGGTAGCCGCGGCTGACGACGTAGCCGGGGGGCATGTACTGCACGCCGCCGAACCTGCCCGTCGCCCTGCCTGTCGTGTCGTGGCCGATATCACCGTCCGGAGCCACGCTTGTAGTGGCTGAGTTGCCCATCCGCTTCATGCAGCCGGCGCGAGTCTGGTCGCAGGTGGCGAACGGCACGGAGAAGGCCACGCCGGAGGCGTGCGCGATGCCTATGGTGCCCTGCTGTCCGCGAACCACGTTGGCGATGGCCCCCGACCAACCGATGACGTTGACTACCTCTTGATTTGCGGTGCCGGGCTCGAGCACGGCGTAGAACGGCGTCTGCTGAGACACCGCCGCGGAGCTGAGGCTGATCCACACGTCTGTGGCCAGACAGGACGCTGCAGTCGTGGTTGACAAGTCCAGGTTGCCGACCGCATTGCCGCCGGTCGCGAGCGGAGCATAGCCGCACTCCCAGCAGGCGTTGGCGTCGTTGGTCGTGGCGTCCTGCGCCTGGGCTAGGGTGGACGGCATCGACCAGGGGCAGGTCGGCTGGACGTGCACGCTGGGCAGCTGCGCCTGCACCATGTTCATCTTGCTTACGGCCGTCACGCGGATGGTCTTGCCGTCCGGGCACTCGGCGGGCGCGCAGATGCCGGTGAACTTGATGACCGAGTCAGTCGAGAAGTCGTTGTTGCCTACGTTCCAGAAGATGAAGCGGCAGACCATCGTCGCGCCCTTGAACCCCATCCCCGACTCCCAGTTATTGTAGAGTGCGCCGTCGGGGTCGGCAGCCGTGATCGAGACGGACGGGGTGAAGTCGATGCCTTGCTCGGACAGCGCCTGGGTGGCCGAGACGTCGGTGTCCATCAGGCGGGGCATGTAGTCGTTGCCGCCGTACGGGAACCCTCCGCCGCCGTCGATGGTTCCGGCGAGCATGTGGCTCGCGAGCCTCAGCACGTTGCCGTTCGGCATCGTCAGCTCGACGAGCATCAAAGGCTGATACGTCACCGTCTGCTCTTTGGCCGCTGCTATGTATCCTACTGCCATCTTAGAACGCCTCCGAGGTGTTTGTGTCCGTGCCAGTGAAGTACTCGGCGACCGGGAGCACCACGCTGTTCTGGTTGGGGCCGATCTTCGTGAAGGCGAACGTGTCCGTGTCGAACCTGCACGTCGGGTGGTACCCGTAGTTGTCTGGCGATTTGCTGTAGTTTCCCGGCCCCATGGATGCGACACACTGTGGTCCGAACACCCTGATGCCAGTCATGTTCCAAGTGCTGAAGCCGCCTATCAGCAGGCGGATGTAGCTGGCAGAGTTGATCTGCATCGCGTAGTAGATCCTCGTCCACTGATTCTGCTGCAAGCTCCAAGTCGCACTGCCCAGTACGTTGAAGCCCGAGTCCACGAAGCCGAGCGCCAGGCTCTGGCCGGCCGACTGCGCCATGCAGTACACCGACCCGCACAGCACGAAGTTTGCGGGCAGGCCGCCGCCGGGTATCACGATCGGCGCGTAGTTGCTGTTGCTGCTGGTGGCGGTCAGCAGCGACGCCCGCGTGCCGCCGAGCGGGTCGGCCAGGCCGCCGTTGGTGGTGACCGTGACCCCGGTGTTCTGCGAGGTCCAGCTCGTCGCCGTGAAGCTCTCCGAGTTGTTGACGAGGTTGCCGTCGGGGTCCAGGAAGCAGAACTGGTTCAGCCTGCCCTTCATGGAGTCGAAGAACGCCGACAGCGCGGCGACCTCGGCGTCCGTGATCGCGATGTAGTTCACCCCGAAGTTGCCGAGCGGCGTCATGGGGAAGTTGTTCAGGCCGCTGCCGCGCTGCGCGAACGAGTAGGACCTGCCGAACGGCATCTCCTGGTAGATGTTGTTGTAGGCCAGCGACGACTTGTACGGCAGCTGCGTCACCACGCCGTTGCCGTTGACCTGGGGGAAGTAATTCATTAGCTCCTCGCCTGCCTGATCTGGAGGACGAAGTTGTAGCGGTTGCCCGCACCCATGCAGAGCGTCGTGAAGTCGTCCTGATCGAAGTAGCAGTAGTTGTAGGGAGTCCCGGGGATGAGAGGATCCGCGATCGTGAAGGTGTTCGTCAGGCCTGAGTCCACCAGTCTGCCCTTCTTCGAGACGAAGAACTCTCGCATGATGTTGACGTCGTACGAGTTCACGCCCGTGTAGACCAACTTGAACACCGCGTTCATCTGCCTGGCCGCCCAGCGCTGCTCGGCGTCATTCACGAACTGGACCACGTCCGTCACGTACTCGCGGCCGATCGTCCCAGGGTACATGGCGCATGCCCCTGATCTAAGTGTTGGTAAGTTAGGCACGTCGAATACCTCTTTTTAGATTCGTCAAAAACGTTCCTGTAAAGTCATCTTACGCTCCGAAGACAGTCTGTTGTATTCGTAATCCCAATGCGCCGCCAGCATTCAACTCCTTGTAGATGGCCATGCCGATGTCGTGGGAGCGGTCCACGATGCTCTGGCTGTCCATGGCGTGCACAGTCATATTGACCACTGTCTGCCCGCCGCTGCTAGCTGCTTGATACGTGGGGACCATGCTCGGAGTCACCTGCTGACCAGGCATTCCGATGTAGTCGCCGGGCGCCACAGACCCCGGCGTCTTGAAGTAGTCGCCCGTCACCTGGTTCTGGTACTCGGTCGCGTCAGTGACAGTGTAACCGCCATAGGGCGTTGCCATGAACTTGCCGTACTTGTTGTAGGCGAGGTCGTTGCCGCCAAGCGACTGCACGCCGTTGACTGTGGGCGGGGCGATGAACTGGTTCTGCGCGAGCGTATTGGTGATGTCTCTCTGGCGCTCGGCTTTGGGGTCGCCGAAGAGGTCCTTGACGATCCCACCCACGGCGGCGACCGCCGTGAGGATGCCCTTACTGATCGGCTCGGGGTCGAGCATGGCCGCCGTGCCGGCGACCGAGGCGATGCCGCTGGTGATCCCCCTGCCGCCGCCTTGCGAGAAGCCCTTTATCGCAGACATCACGCCGCCGGTCACCCCGGCCGCCAGACCGGCAGTCTGGCCGATGGCTTGACTAGTAGAGATATTTGGGTCGGTCCATGCGCCAATGACGCCGCCAGTTATTTGGCCGGTCGACGAGTTGATAGTCCCCAGGCCCTGCGTCGGACCGAGTGCGAACCCGGCGCCAAAGTTGCCCAGCGCAGACATTACTGAACTTGAGCTCCCTTGCAGCTGCGACAGCACGCCAGTCTTGCTCAGCGCGCCGAACCCGGCAGTGGCGGCCAGGCCGCCGATCGCCACCTTGTCGGCCAGGGGGATGTCCGCCCAGATGGACGACCCGTACGGGTACGCCTGCTGGCCAGACCTGCCCTGCCCTGGCCCCTGCACGACGCGGATGCCTGGCGACTGGTTCTGCGTCACCGCGGCGGCGATCGAGCCGCCCAGCGTCAGCAGGGACATCATCGCGCCGATGGAGTTGACAGCCTGCGTCTGAGACGAGCTGGCAGAGGCTGCCGCCGCAGAGGCTGTCGCGGCGGCCGCTCCCGTCGCGTTGGTCGCGGCCACGGCGGCGGGAGAAGCCGCGTCTGACGCCGGCGTGTAGTTCAGCGGCGTGACGCCGCCGTTGATGAGCGACGCCTGCCTGCCGGTCAGCACCGCGTCCAGGGCGTTCACCGCGCTGGTCAGGTCGCCTATCGCCTTCGTGTTGTCCTTGCGCGCAGCGATGTCTGGCGTCAGCGTGGTCGAGTCGGCGTCGAACTTCACGCTGCTGTCCACGACCGGAACCGGAGGCTGCACTTTGAGGATGCTCGTCGGCGTGCGCTGCCCGAACATCGTGCCCTGCAGCAGGCTGCCGAGGAAAGAGTTCGTGCCGTCTGCGTTGCGCTGGCCGGGGATCGCCGACGACATGCTGTTCAGCGCGCTCCCCATCACGCCGCCGCCGGGACCGTTGGACAAGAGGTTGACGAACATCCCCTTCTCGAGGTTCCGAGTCGTGTCCAGCACGAACTTCTGCACTCCGCCCGGGCCGCCGCGAATCGCGTCGTACAGCCGCTCAGCCTCAGACTTCGCCTCATCGATGCGCTTCTTCTGCAGGTCTGCGATCTTCTCCTCGGCAGTGATCCTGGCCTCGTCCCGCCGCGCTTGCACGTCGGCGATCAGCTTCTCGCGATCGAGCTGTACCTTGCCCTGCGCCTCTATGTACTTCAAGACCTCCGTCTGCTTGTCTGCCCACTCTTGCTCCTGGTCTATCCGCACCTGCTCTCGCGCCTGCAGCTCGTCTGACAGTGAGATCGCAGCGTTGTACGTCTGCTGAATCGTGTCCACCTCGCGGCCAGGCTTCGACGTCGTCTGGAGCATGTGCGTCGTGTACGCAGACTGCCGCGCAGCCGCCGCCTTCTGCGCTCCGACCTGGATGTCCTCCACCTCTCTCTCGGTGGCCTGCTTGGCACTCTGCGCGCTGAGCGCTCGGTCTCGGTCGCGGATCTGCTGACCCAGGTCAAGCTCGCGCTTTGTCGCGTCTGCCTTCTGCTTCGCGGCGTCTTGCTCGTCCTTCAACTCTTCTGCCAGCAGCGCCCTGTTAGCGCCGGGCCGCTGACTCTTTATCTGGTAGACCTGCTTCGCATAGTCGTTCTCTATCTTCGCTCGGGCGTCCGCTTGCTTCTTGAGCTCGTCCGTCTCCTGGTCCTCGGTTATCATCCGCAGCGAGCGCATCTGCTCGATAGTCTTCTTGTACTCGTCCAGCTGTGCGAGCTGCAGTGACTTGCCTGCGCTGGCAGCCGCCTCCTGCGTGGCTCTGCGCTCGTCGGCAACTTGCACGGCTATGCTCGCCGCCAGCTGCCTGCGCTCAGGCGAGTTCACCGCGCGACGCCGCGTTTCCTCGGTCAGCCTGTCCACCTGCGCCTGCGCCCTGTCGACCTCCTCCTCGGCGCGCTTCTTATCGGCGCTTATGGAGAACTTGTAGAACTCGGCCTCGTGCGCCCTGGCGTCCTCCAGCGTCTTCATCGCCTGGCGCAGCGCCTGGCCGTACTCTCGTGCCGACGCCGACATGTTCTGGAGCTGCAGCGCCACCTTCGCGCTGCCCTCCACGCCGACTGTGTTCAGGTCTCTCAGCTTCTCCGCGTTGCCGAGAGCCTCTATCTGCGCCTTGTTGCTCTGCTCTACCAAGGCGACGTTCTGCTTGCGCATACGCTCGGTGAGGCCTCCGAGCTTGTCGACGAACTCCTCGAACTTGTTGTACAGCTCGGGCAGCATCTCCAAGATGCCGATGATAGCCACCACGCTGAAGGCCTTCGCCAGCGCGGGCCCGACTGGCCCAAGCGAGGCGATGAAGCTGGAGACAAACCGGGGCATGCTGACCCCGATCTCCTCGCCGAGGCCGCGGATCGCGTGGCGAGCCTCGGCCATTTCCGAGGCGGCGTGCTTGGTCGCCCCGCCGACGCTTCCGAGATGAGTCGATGTGCCGGCGAGGCTAGCATTGAGCTGCGTCACTGCCGCGTTGAGCTGCCTGCTCTCGCCTGCCAAGCCGTCGATCGAGCTAGACTCAGACTTCGCCGCGGCGCCCAGGGCGCGAGTGGAGTTGGCGGTGCTCTCGAGAGCTTGCTGCCCCTCCACGCGCACTTTTACGGCTAGCTCTAGATCACTTATGTCGCTCATTGCTTTCTTCCCTGGTCGTGAGCGTTAGTGTACTTCGTGTCATACTCCGCGTAGTCCCTGGCGACGCTCTCGTACTTCGCTTCCTCGCCGCCTATTACGACGAAGGCATCCGCCAGGGGAATCGGCATGTCCTTGGCGCTGAACGAGGAGACGCCGGCGTCTTGAAGGGACTTGGCTCGGTGGTAGATCTGAATCAGCTCGTGTGTCTGTCTGGTGACGCACGACACTGGACACTCGTTCGATCTGACGTCTGGCACCGTGAACATCGTCCCTCTCGCGGTCTTGTACGACGGCGCCCACCAGTCTGGCTTGCGCGCGTCGTACAGCGGCAGGAACTCCTTGAACTTCCGGCAGTTCCTTGTTACGAAGCGCTTGTCGCGTCGGCAGGTGTCGCAGTCATACTGGCCGGACGCGCGGCCATCACTTCGCCAAAAGTGATAGCCGACCCGAAGTTTTTTGCTTCTCTCTCCGACATCCCAGCACCTGCCTCGATGATACTCAGCGCCTCCTCCACGAGGTCGCTGGGCCATTCGAGAAGGTTGTCCACCGTGCCAGGCTCATTCTCGTCTCCGATCGCCAGGCCCTTGACGGCGACGATGCCCCAGCGGATCTTCACCGGGTTGAGCTCCTTCGTGATGACGTGCTGCATCTCGTCGTTGACTTTGAGAATAGCCGACAGATTTCGTCGGTCCTCCGGGTCTTCAGCCTTCAGCTGGTTGGCCTGCGTGACGAGACCGCGGATCTTCTCGTTTGGCCCGAGCACTGCCATCTGTAGCTCGATGCGCCGGTTCTCGGTCATCTTCCGCACAACGAACTCGACGCCAGGGCACACCTCGCTCTTGATCGTCGTCGTCTTTTTGAATATGTACACTAAAATCTCCTTCTCGATTAAATTTTACCGCGGGGGTTGAGGGGAAGGGTTGGAGGGTTTCGCCTGGCCAGGGGTTGAGTCTGACCAGGCGCTTTTGCTAATGTTCTTAAATAAACCAGGCTGTCAACTCGTCGCGCGTCGTCAAGCTGGAGCCGTGGGCGACGCTCTCCGGGAAGTTGCCGCTGTAGCGTCGCGCTTCCTCGCGGGTGGGCGCCGCTATCTGCACGTTGTTCAGCACGAGGCCGAAAATCGAGCCGCTCACAGTCCCGAGAAACAGGGGAATCTGCACTGGCGTCTTGCTGTGTGCGATGGTCAAGAGGTTCTGGAACGTGGCGCTGTCGTCCTCGTAGATGGAGAACTGTACGCTGATCCTGCGCGCGTCAGCCTCGGCGCTGGTCGGGTAATATGAGCCGAAGGTGTCCTTAACCAGCACGTTGGTCGTCTGGCATCGCACGGTCGCCGTGCGGATGGTGGCGACTCCGTTGCCGTTGACCGCGATCTTACCGGTGAAGCCGGCGATCATGCCGCCGTTGGTCACCGGCGCCGATGGCTCCGTCGGGAACGCCGTTAGGCCGCCCTGCTGGATGACGTCAGCGACGGAGAACTGGTTGGACGACAAAGTCCATAACGCCTCCCCATTGAATGAGCACTGCGCGACGTCCTGCCCCAGCTGGAAGGTCGCCTCGGACACTACTGAGCCGAGCGCCACGCGCTGATCGATGGTGGACGGCTGGCGGAAAGACCATAGCGATGCAGAGACGATACTGTCTGACAACGTGTACTTGTACGCCACGCGTGAGGCCGTTCCGCCGGACACCCACGCGCCGTTGCCCGCCGAGCCAACAAGAGTGAAGCCAGTGCCAGACACGGCAGTCAAGCACCAGACACCGTTCACAGCCGTGTTACCCGTCGCGCCAGAGATGAATACCACGTCACCGTTCGCGAAGGTGTTGGCGGCCGTGACCACGATGGGCGTGGCGTTGGTGGCGGCCGTGATGGTCGCCGAGCCGGACGTCGCCGAGCCGGCCTGGCCGAAGAGCATCTGCATCAGCGGGTCCATGTCGGGGGCCGTGCCGGCCACGCCGTTCGGGGCGATCGACATGTCCGTCGACCACGCGCCCTGCTTGCGGCCGAGCACGCCGACCATCAGGGACCGCGTGCCGGTCTTGTCTGGCCGGTCGATCAGCGCCGCGCGCGTATCACCGACGAACTTGATGAACCGGCAGGCGTTCGCGTTCGCGACCGTCGCCGTGCCGGTGGTGTTGGGGATCTGCCCGTACGTAGTCTCGACCTGGAGGTACAGGTGTTCGAGTCTACTCAGTGCGTAAGACATTGCTTGCTCCTAAGAGTCGAGATAACGTTAGACTACTTTGCACAGCTCGGCGCGAAGCGCCCGCACCTCGTCCCGGCAGGCCTCGACCCGGGCGGTGTAGTCGCTCGACGGCACCCCGAAGAAGTAGGGGTCGCTGTACTGAGCGAGCTGCTCCGGCGGGAAGCCTTCGAAGTGGTGGGCGAAGCGGTCCTCGGGCAGGAACGACGCCCCGCCGGCCAGCGCTTCGACGAAGTACTCGTCGGAGAAGTCCGCGCTCTGCCCCACCGCGTTGTACTCCAGGCCGGCCACGTGGCTGACGGCCCCCACGAAAATGTATTTCTTCACGACGACGCACTCTCCTTCATTTATTTTACGATCTTCCGCCTACGTGATGATCGCTTCGAACGTGGCCTGGAAGTACAACGTCTGTAGCCAGTTCTCTGCCCCGCGACGCACCTGCCGGCGCTCGAAGCCGAGCTGGCCGTTGTAGACGACGCCCGACCCCCAGTTCTGCGCGGCGGCCTGGTTGAACGTCGTGTACATCGCGTCCTCGACGGCATCCGGCCAGGCCTCGAACACGATCCGCGCCTGACTGGTCTTGTAGCTCAGGTGCACGTCGACGCCGACGCGGACCAGGCCGGCGAACTTCTGGAACTTCTGCATGTTCTGGTTGGCGCCCGCGGTCGTGTACAGCGACATGACTGGGAACTTGAACGCGCCGCTCTCGACGATGTCCTCGATGGCCAGGCGGCCGAGGAAGAAGCTCATCGGCTTGGCGGCCGCGAAGTCGATGCTGATCGGCAGGGCGCCGGGGTAGTTCGCCAGGCTCGCGGCGTAGTTCGCGTTGAAGCCGAGCGTCGCGCTCGACAGGAGGCCCTGCACCACGCTGCGGACTGTGAAGCTCGGCGATACGATCGATGCCATGACTCTATCTTACGCTCCCCCGCGCAGCGCTCGCCGAGCACGTTGAATCAGCCGACGCTGCAGCATGTCGCGAACTTGCACCCGAGCTCCATCTGAGATGCCGAAGAACTGCCGCTGTGGCAGGGTTTTCGTTCCATTGTTGTGGCCTGATGCCCGCTCGGCAGCCTCTGTGTCATAGATCCCTATCTGGACTTGCGTGGCGGGGGATGTGGCCATGCCATTGTCTCGCTCCTCGGAGAACGTCTCGTCGTCCCCGACAGCCCCGCCCATCGTGTGGCCGTTGACGACGACCACGATCGCGTCGAGCATGTGCGGCGCCTGCACCCCCATGAGGTCGACGTTGGGCCGGCCGAACGCCGCCTTGAACGCGGCGTAGCTGGCGAACTTGACGGTGCGGCCCGTGCTCGAGACCCCACCCGTCGTCACGCCGGCCTTCGTGAGCCTGGTGTTCATCCGCTTGGAGGCGCCCTTGGTCTCCTTGTCGTACTTACCGCCGCACGTGCCTGCGTTGTAGTAGTAGGGGTGGTCCGTCGAGTAGGGGTGGAACGGCACGCCGTGGACGTCGACGCCGCGCTCGCAGTCCAGCCGGATCTCGGACCGGACCAGCTGCCCGGCCAGGGACATGTCCGACTCGTTCGGCGTCAGCGCCGCCTGCAGCTCGACGAGCACCTGCTCCGGCAGCCTGCCTGACCGGCACCTTAGTTCGATGGAAGGCATCTTGCTATATAAGGGGTCAACGCGCTCGAGAATGTCTATCGCGACATTGGAGGCGTGCTACCGCCAACTCCCCCTGCATCTCCTTTCTGCTCATGTTCTTCGGCCCCTGCTCCGTTGGCCCGTTGGCTCCCTGCTGATTCATGGGTTTCTCTCGAGCGCGTTGACCCCTTATATAAGAGGCTCAGTCGGCGTCCTCCAGCTGCTTCTTGCTCGGTCGCATGTCCGCCACGATCCACTGGTGCCGGCAGTTGTAGCCGCCGCCCGTAACGAAGACGTCGTCCAGCTGGTCGTTGTCCATGTCCTCGATCTGGTCGTAGGTCCACGTCCTGCCCGCTAGCGACTGCGTCATGAGGTGCCGGCAGAACGGCCGCTCGACCGGGTCCAGTGGCCCCGGCCCCACGTACCTGTAGGTGATCTCCCAGTCGTCGTCCTCCTCGATCTTCTGGAAGCTGGTCTTGGCCAGCGTGCGGTAGAACGAGCTGACCGCGGTGGTGGCCTCGGTCTTCGCGTAGCCGGCCGTCTTCGCGACCACCTCGGTCATGGTCTCGGCCAGGTCTCGCGCCGTCATCCCACCCATGCCCATGAGCGTGCGCCGCCTGACGTCGTCCCCCGCCTGGCCGACGATGTCCTCCAGGTTCTCGGCGGCGTCCGCCTGCATCATCGAGAAGACCTTCTGGTCGTCGACCGTGAACTTGAGCGCGTCCAGCTTGTCGGCGCGCGCCTTGCCGAGCGTCTGCTCCAGCACCTGCTTGAAGTACTTGAACTGCCCGCCGAACTGGTGGACGAAGGCGTCTATCAGGTCCTGCAGCCCGAGCTCGTCCAGCTCCTCGTTCAGCATGTCGTCCATGCGGCGCAGCTGCGAGCGGTTGGACGAGGTCTGCTCGATCTTCCCCCTGTCGTCGAACGTCAGCTTGCTCGTGAGCGTCGCCTGCACGTTGGCCTGCGCCTTGGCGAGCATCTTCTCGAGCTGGTCCTTGAAGTGGTTGACCAGCGCGTCCACCTCGCCGTCGTGCTGCTTGATGATGTCGTCGAGAGCCATGGTGACCGCCTAAGACGAAAAAGCCGGGAGCGGCCTGGCAGTGGCCGCCCCCGGGGAGAGCCGCGGGGAGAAGGAGTCCGCGGTAGTGGGAGACATCGCAGAACGCCCCGCGGTAGAGTTTCGAGCTCCGTGGCGAGGTTTCAAAGTCATAGCTGGCTATCCGCGCTGGATCAGGTCCTGAATCGTGAAATAAGCGTCCGCGTACTGCCCGTAGTCCGCGGCGTACCCAGCCAGCACCGGGTCGCCGGCCAGCGTGTAGACCGGCTGCAGTATCGACGCGGACCCGACCGACGCCCCGAGGCAGGGGATCGGCGAGGCGTTCTGCAGGTACAGCGTCCCGCCCTGCTGCCCGACGTACACGTTCCAGCCGCTGGCGTTCAGCGGTGTGGTCAGCGCGCTCGGCAGCATCGCCGGGTCGCTGCCGGCGTTCGGGGGCGTGAGCGAGGAGATGTTGATCTGCAGGGCCTGTCCCGCGGCCACCACCTGGGTGATGCGCGCGCTGGTGTAAGACTCTGCGTTGGTCTTGGTCCGCGGGCCGACGTAGAGGGTCTGGTCGACGTAGGTGACGGCGACGTCGAACGTCCCGCCCGTCGTCCCCGCCTTCGCCGCGGTGGTCACGTTGGCCGCCGACCAGGTGCCGCTCTGCAGCTGAGAGAAGCCGCCGGGCACACGCTCATTCACGGCGCCGGGGCAGGGCATGGGTCGGTAGACAACGGGCAAGCCGGCGTTCTTCACGTTCGGCCAGAACTCGTTGCGCACATCGGTCGCGTACTGCTTCATCTTCTTCTCGTAGCGGTCCTGCATGGTGCGCGAGAAGGCCGCGTGGAAGAACTTCTCGAGGGTCCGGTAGCACAGCCAAGTCTTGACCAGCGGGTTGTAGGGGTCGAAGGCTATGATCTGGCCGAGCAGCACACGGGTGCGGTTCACGCCTGGGCCGCCGACGTTGAACACGGCCGCGAGGTGGTTCGCGCTGACGAGGCCGGACGAGAGGTAGCCGCCGAAGCGCTGCATCTGCGCGAGCAGCTGCTGGCTGGCCGCCTCGTACGTCCGCTGGACGATCCCGGTCGAGCCGTCGACGGTAATGCTCTCTGCCGTGGCCACGTCCCCGACCTCGGGGTCGATGGTCAGCAAGTCCGCCGTTGTCACGATGTAGGTGTCAGTCCAGAGCATCGTCCCTATCCTTTCGCTATCAGGAGCGCGACGCACATCACGATCATGGCCGCGACCATCAGGCTGGTGGCGTTTCGTATCGTCCTGGTCACAGCGTTCGCTCCTATGCGGGTCCGGGCGCCGGATCAGCCGCGAGGTCACTCAAGACCTGCTCGCGGACAGTCGGCGCCCGGAAGCTTGGGCTAGTACTGCAGCCAGCCGGAGTACTGCACCACGGCGCCCGTGCCCCCGCTGGCGAACACTTTCAGGCGGAGGTTGTCGCCCGAGGCAGCCACGCGGAAGTCCGGGATGTCCGGGTACTTCGCCGTGAACATCTTGTCATACTGGCCGGCCTGCCCGGCGTACACGCCGGGGCCGGTCGCGCCGATCGCGCCAGTGGACTGGATCATGGCGAGAGGTTCTGCTGTGACGAAGGCAGAGTCGGCTGCGTCCTCGAAGACCACGCGAGTGTTGCCAGCGCTGACTCTCTCGATCCGCGCCTGCAGTGTGACCGAGGGCGCCGTGGCGAACACGGTGTTGTCGACGAGCAGCGGGGTAGCAGTGGAGTGGCCGATGTGGGTGACGGTGCCTCCGGACACCCACGCTGCGTTGCCGTTGCTGTTGTTGAGGGTGAAAGTCGTCGCGCCGGTCTTGGTCACGACGAACTGCCCGTTGGCCGCGGTGTTGCCAGTCGAGCCAGTGACCTGCACGATGTCGCCGGTGTTGAGGCCGTGGTTCGCCGCAGTGGTGATTGCGATCGGGCTGGCATTGGTCGCGGCCGTCACGGTGGACGGCGCCTGGATGGTGAACTGGGTCGCCAGTTCGATGTTGAGCTGAGACATTTCTTAGATGCTCCTTAAATCGTTGTTGTGGGCCGCCGCGCTACCGCTTGCCGGCCCGTGATTGAGGAGTTGTCTCCTCGACTTTGCCTTCGAACTGCCGCAAGTGCACCGGCATCTCGTTCAGGTAGTTGGCATCAACCTGCTGCGTCTTCTTCACCTCGCGCCGCGCGTCCAGCTTGTCGTGCAGGACCTTCTGTTCGTACTGCCGCTTGAGGTAGGCGCGGATCTCATCCTCGGTGGACACGCGATGCGTGCCGTCCGCGATGCGCTCGGCTGCCAGCCCTGCGTTGCCCTTCTGATCGTATACTTCGACGAGGCACACGTGCCCGGCGACCGTGCCCGCTTCACGCTTGCGCACCGACGTCATGTACACGGCCGTCGATCGCTTCTCTGTCTCGTCAGTCTCCTCGTTGAAGTAGTCCTCGGGATCCGGTTGTCCAGGATACTTGCCTGCCAGCAGCTCCTTCACCAGTCGGTTATGTGCCTTCTTCTTCTCTGCGTAGAACTCGTTTACGTCCATGTAGTCTCCCTTGTCTGGGTGATTCGGGGCCGGACTTTCCCGCCGGCCCGATCGGAGTAGCGGACGGAGATAAAGCCCCTCCATTCGACGGCTGTTAAGACTAGCTCAGGATCTGGAGGCCGAAGACGTTGCGAAGCACGGCCACGCCGTACAGGACATCCACGGTGAACTGCTGCGCGAGAGTGCCCGGCGCGTAGCTCATCACGATGCGCAGGCCAAAGTTGCCCTCGTTCACGTACTGGGCGATGGCGCCAGTGCCGGGAAGCGGCTGCGGCAGCTGGCGGGTGACCAGCGCGAAGGCGTCCGGGGCGAAGCCGATGTTGTAGGTCGTACCAGCAATCTTGGGAACCAGCTGGCTACGGAAGAACAGGAAGCCCTTCAGCTTGCCGACCTGGCCACTGGCGATTGCTTGACCCGCGCCCGCGGTGATGCGGTCCTCGGTGAAGCGGCCGATCTGACGCAGGTCACTATAGGCGTCCGGCGAGACCACGGCGTACTTTTGGATGGACTCAGGCACCAGGGCCTTGAAGAGCGACTTCTCGGCGGAGTCGATAACCGCCTCGGAGGCCAGGCCAGCACCGCCGGTTCCAACAGCCGATATGGCCGTCAGGTTCGGGTACAAGTTGATGAGGTCGGTCTCGATCTGCGTGGCGATCGCGATGATGGCCGGCCGCATATACTGCTGCAAGAGGTTGGGGAACGCGAGAACCTTCGTCACGTCCGGGATCTGGAACGTGGCTTCGAGGTGCTTGTTGAGCACGATCTGCGCGTTGCCGAGGGCGGGATTCTGCGTCTGTACAGTGCCGCCTTCGGCGATGTTGTTGGCCACCATCACGCCGGGAATCGGGACGTTAACGGTGTCCCCGGTCTGAGCCAGGCTGGCCTCATAGTTGCGGTTGACCAGGCGACCCATTACGAGGTTCGCTTCGAGTGCCGGCAGGGCGTCGAAAGCTACAAGCTTCACGATGGCCTGCGCGACGTTGCTAGAGGTGATTGCGGGCATTACGTATGCCCCTCCTTAGAGAACGTTTACGTTAGAACTGCGTCTGAGCCGCCTGGATGGCGCGTCCGATCTCGGCCGTCACTGCTTGCCGATCGGCCTCGGTCATGTCTCTCTTTATAGTCTCCAGGCCCACGCCGGCCGAGTTGCGAGTGATGCCCTTGCTTGCCCCGGCGCCGCCAACTTCTGCGGACGCGAGGAAGTAGTCGTGCTTCGTCGTCAAGGCCTCCTTCACGAAGTCCGTCAGCGGGAGGTCGCCGCCGCCCAGGAGCTTGCCGTCCTCGGTGCGGGTGACCTCCATCGCGATGAGCCGCTTGGCCGTCTCGCGGGCGCCGGGTGAGGTGAACGTGTAGTCGTTGAGGGCGGTCTCGATGGCGCTGTCGGTCTCGGCCTTCTGGGCTCGCGCCTCCTTCGCCTTGCTGTCGTCGGCCAGCCCCGTCACCTGGGACTTGAGCTCCTTGTTCTGTCGCTGGAGCTCATGTATGATGGCGTTCGCCTCGGGCGACAGGCCTTTCACGTCGGTGGGCTGAGGCTCCGTCGGCGTGGTCGTGGTCTTGTCCGTCGCGCCTGGCTTCAGGTCCTTCAGAAGCGGCGCCATGACGGACTTCACTGCGTCGGACAGCTGGCTACCCTTCACGAGGTTGGCGATCGCGTTGTTGACGATCTTGTTGACGCGCTTCTTCGAGACGCCGCCCTTCGCGCCGTCCTTGCTTCCTTTTCCCTTGCCGCCGGTCTTCACGTCCAGAAGACTCGGGCCGTCTCCGTCGGCTCTCATGCGATATCTGTCGAACATGTGCTCATGTCCTCTCCCGAGAGGGTGCTCGGCCACTATCGAGCGCGGCGCACTTGCGCGTCGTTTAAGATCGGTCGCTGTGTCGCTCCTCATCCCGCGCTCCACTTCGAATTATACCGTCGCGCTCTCCTGCTGTTTGGCAGCCCTCCGACGAGGTTTGCGGGCGCTTGTCGCGACTTCCTCGGCCCGCTCGGCGGGGGCGCCGGCGACGGCCTGCGCGGCCTGCATGGCGCGAAGCAGTTCTGTCATGAGCGTCGCGCACGCGTGGATGCCCTGCTCCAGCACCAGGTCGGCCAGCTTGCCGTCGGTCACCGCGGCGTCGAGGCCGGCGAAGTGGAGGTGCAGTAGCTCGTGGACCAGCGTGTACTCGTGGTCCTGCTCCGCGAAGTCGTCCTTGTAGTCGCGCGGGTCGAGGATCTTGACCACCGCGTGCTTCTTGGCGAGGTTGTAGCTGCACTCGCCCTTGTCGCCCTTGCCGGACATGTCCTTCGCCCGTGCCAGCCGCACGTCCACGTCCCAGTCGCGCAGCCGCAGGGCAGTCTGCCACTGCTCCGCCAGGTCCTGTAATTTCTCTTCGTCATGCGTGATAGCCATCGTCTTCTCCTTACGCCTCGCTCGTGAGCGCGGCGGCCCTGTTCTGTCTCAGCTTCTTCGGGGTCACCGGCGGCGGCGCCTGGTTGAAGGCGGCGACGGCCTGAGTCATGCTCTGCGCGTACTGCTGCTGGCGCTGCTTGGCTTGGGCCTGCTCCTTCTCCTCGTCGCTCGGGGCGGCGTCGATCTCATCGTTGATCTTCTCCATGGTCTCGGGGTTGGCGTCCGGCAGGTACTCGGCGGCCGACTGCTTGTACACCTCCTTCTCGAAGGTGTCGCTGGGGACGCCCAGACTCAGGACGGCCTCGGTCTTCTGGATCTGCTCCAGACTCGCGGTCTTCCCGAACTTCATGCCGCGGACGTCGGACCGCACCGCCAGGTCTCCTCTGGCCTGCGCCACGGCGTCCATCAGCTGCTGCGCCGCCGCGATGATGACGTCGCCGTACTCGTTCATCACGTCCTGCGCCGGCATCATGTCCATCTCCTTGGACGCGCCGCTCGCCCCGTCCGCCGTGGCGTTTGAGGTCCGCCCCTGGTAGCTGAGGTACATGGCGCGGAAGATCTCCTCGCGGAGCTCCCTGACGCGCTCGGCCGACCGCTGGAAGGACCTGCCCTCCGGCTCCGACCACTCGTACTTCGCGCCGGTCGGCAGCTGGATGAAGCCTGTCTCAGAGAGCTGCGGCTTGATGTCCTGGTCGCTCGTGACGACCGGCATGGCGAGGTTCGCCATGTATAGCGCCCAGCCGTACGAGTTGTCCTGGTTGAGATGGTCGAGCACCGGCAGGTAGGCCCTGTTGGTGAGCCACAGCCCGTCGGGCACCTCGAACTTGAGCAGGGGGACCACGCCCGCCTGGGACATCGCGTGCTTGCCGGCGTCGACCAGCGTCGCGCGGTCGGTCTCGTCGACCTTGGTGATCTCGGACTCGCCGGGCTTGCGGACGCGCTGGTACTTGAGGAAGATCTGCCGGTCGAAGTAGTACCACGTGTCGACGACCTTCTGCGTCTGCACGAACTGCCTGGTCGTGTCCTGGTAGGCGAGCACGCACCAGTCGAGGTTGCCGTACTGGTCGCAGTCCCAGTTGATGACGCTCACCGGCGAATACGTCACCAGGTACGGCGACGGCCGGCCGAACTGGTCGAGCACGCCCTTCTGCTTCTGCTCGCGCAGCGTCTTGCTGCCGTCGTCGCGAGGCGTGTCTACCAGCACGTAGGCGCACTTGTAGAGGGCGAGCGACGTCCACACCTCGCGCATCAGGTCGACGAGGCTGGTCTTCTTGCGGTCGCAGTTCTTGCGGAACTCGATGTAGAATGAGTCCAGGTCCTTGGGGAAGTCCTTGCCGTCCGGCTGGCCGTCCTTTCCGACGGTCTTCATGGTGATGGTCGGCGGGTTCTTGAACATTGCGGCCCTGTACCAGCCGAAGCACGTGCCGAGGATGTTGTGGTAGGTGAAGCGGTCGACGCGCGCCTGGTAGACCTCCTGCAGCTCGCGCGGACGGCGCAGCAGGAACTGGGTGGAGTTCTTGCGCATCACGTGCCCGCCCTCGTACAGCATCGACATCTTGATCCAGTCGTCCTTGACGTCAGTGTAGAGCGGGTTCTCTTGGTTGAGCTGCTTGATCGTGGGGCTGCGCCACCCGTCCGGGATGGCGATCCCGCGCAGCTTGGACTGGTCGACCGGCTGCGGAGCGAACGACCCATCTGCTGGCTGCGGCATCGTCTGCGAGTAGCCGGGATCGTTGATGCTCGAGTTCTCGAGCGGGCCGGTGACGTACGAGGTGGGCATGCTTATTGGCCTCCACAGACATAAGAGAAAGTATACGCGGTGGACGTGGCCGCGGCGGTGCCAGTCACTTGAAATGAGACTGATGACGTCGTGACCGTCGGAGATACTGCAAGAGGTGTGTACGGCGAGGCAGAGAGCCATGCCTCAACCACGCAGTTCGGCAGATTGACTCGCGCGGTTCCGTTGAGCGTCACCGTCAAGATGACTCCAGTTGTCGTCGTCGCCGTGCCCATTGTCAAGCCGATCTGTCCAGACAAGGAGTCGCACACGTGCGAAGCGACGCACGCTGGGGTGCCGGGGGACGCTCCGGCCGCGGCGCCGACCGCCGCAGCCCATCCAGTCGAGCTGCCGGCCAGCGCTTGGGCGGCGATCCCCGCCATGGAGATAGTAGCCACTTGAGCCGGCGTGCTGCCGAGCCAGAAGTTTATCGCCGGAGACGAGGCGCCGAGGGCACCGATGTCGAACTCTGAGTCTTGTAGGTACAGATATCCAGCGTGAGGGTTGGTGAATGGGCTGCTGGCTCCGCCCGCGCTGTTTATGCCGAGGTCAATGTAATGCGCCGAGTCGTTGCCGTCGTTCGCGGTGGCGACGAGATCGCTGCTGCCGGTCGTGCCGCTCAAGTTCTGCACTTGAATCTGCATGTAGCTGCCGGACGAGACGCCTGTGACTCCAAGACCGGTGACGCCGGCCGGAGTGTACGCGGCGCTCCCTAGCTGGATATAGCCAATGCCGGTAAGCGGCGAAGCTGTGACCTGCGAAAGAGTGAGCGTCGACGCCGACGTCGGGACCACCCAAGTCGTCATGGCGCCGTTCCACTGCGCGGTATAGACACAAGGCCCGGCGCATGTCATCTGGTCGGTCGGCACGAGCTTCAGCGACAGCACGCCGCCTTGCACAAATACGCTCATTGACCCCGCCTGCACTGTCTGCCCTGACACTGAGTAAGCTGGCCACGACACTAGCAAAATTCCGCTGAACGGCAAGCCGGCGTTGTTGACGAGCGTGTCTGATACTGTCGTCAGGGGCAGGCTGCCGGCAGTCAAGAGCAAGGCTAGCAGCATTATTGCTATAAGTTTCATTGTCATTTCCTGTCGAGTTTCTTCGTGACCTTCTTGATCGTCTGGTGCAGCCGCTGCTGCGCATGGTCGGCGTGCCGCGTGAACTTGCGGTACTCCTTCGAGGTGTCCAGGGCGACGCATGCCTTGTGGATCTCACGGGTGACCGCGTCGAGCTCCGTCTCCAACGAGCGGAGGTAGCAGACGGCGGCGAGGTGGTGCTGCACGTCCTCGCCCCTGCCCCGGACCTTCTTCAGCTTCTCGTGCGACTTCGTCAGTGGGTGCTTCTTGCCTGCCATGCCTTCTCCTAGCCTGCCTTAGTTCTTGAATGCGTAGATCATGAAGCCCTGGCCGCTCGTCGCCACGTCTAGCGCGTAGTCGGCGATGCGGACGGTGTTGACGCTTCCGTCAGTGTCCTCGGCGAAGAAGAAGTCCTGGTGGCCCGAGGCCGCCGGCACCTGGATGGCCTTGAGGATGTTGAGGCCTGTGCCCTTGTTCATCGCGGCGCCGGTGCTCATCGGCGCGCTGACGTCCAGCCCGACGTACACGACGCCGGTGTTGGTGACCAGCGGCCAGAACTCGATCTTGTGGACCTTCTCGTTGGGGTCCAGCTGGACGGTCTTGCCCGCCGCCGTCATGGCCGCGTTGAAGGCCGCCACGACGCTGGCCATGGCGACAGGCGTTCCTGCCGCGGGAACAGTCACGTATCCGAGCGGGATGCAGTACATTTCGTTCCTCCTTATCTATTGTGTCGGGTCTGCCGGCAGCACGACGAGGCCGGTCTCCACGAGCCGGTCGAAGAGCTGTCGGGCCTTATCCACATCGTACTGGGCGTCGTGCGCGTCGTCCTCGCGGAACTCGACGCCCATGTGGCGGCACACCGTGCCGAGCCGGAAGTTCTCCATCTGCACGCGCCGGCGCATGAGGCAGAAGCCGGCCAGCTGGGCGATGTCGATGAACGGATACCAGAACCACGAGCCGAAGTACTTGTCGCCCATGTCCTCGAACCACTGGCGCATGAACTGGCAGTCGAACTGGGCGTTGTAGCCGACGAACCACATCTTGTCCGTCCTGTCGAACTTGTCGCAGTGCCTGCCGAGGATCTTCTTCAGCGCGTGGTAGCGCGCATGTGGCAGCTCGAACCTACGCAGCTGCTCCATCGTCACGCCGCCCTTCGCCAGGGCCTCGTTGTGCACGAGCTTGCCCTTGAGCGGCTGCATGGTGAAGCCGAAGCGCTCGACCTCCCTGCCGTCGACCCAGATCTGCCCAGCCATCTGCCAGATGCCGTTGGTCCTGAAGTCCACGCCAGTCGTCTCTGTGTCCACGAAGAAGTACTTCATGGCTTTGTCAAGCGAAAGCGCCCGCCGTTCATCACGCCGCGTCCTTCTTTGATGGCAGTCTTCTGGAACTTGTCTATACGCGTCTGGCTCTCACTAGTTCGCAGCTTCGCTGCCGTGCGCTCGTGAGACGCGGCCTTGGTGTCGTGATATGCTGCCTTCTGCTGATGGTCGTAGGCTACCTTGTTTCCACTGTTAGCGCTCGCCTCGTCGCGATGCGCAGCAGCAGCGTCGCGATGCGCAGCAGCAGCGTCGCTATGTCCTTTTGCCCCGCGTGAACTAGCGCGCTGCGAAGCTTTCTCGGCAGCTTCGCTTTTCTGTGCGGCCGTACTCCCGTCTGTCCACATGCCATGATCGTCTCTTGGTTCATCTTCGTTGTATGCCATACGGCCTCTTCTTATTATTGTAGCAAACCCGACTGTCCGCCCGCGCTCTGCGTCCTGCCGTACCTGGTCTCGATGAAGTAGCCCAGCGCGTCGCTCACGTGCGTGAGGTCCTTCTGCGCCTTCTCGAGCTGCCCCGTCGTGTTGCCGCTCGCGTCCCGCTTCCACCTGACGTTCTCGAGGTCGCGCTTGAGCATCTTGCACCGCGGGCTGATGAACAGCCTGGTCTCGCCCAGGGCGTTGCGCAGCATCTTGTTGACCGCGTTCACCCTGTCCTTGATGAGCGGCGCCGAGCCCTTGACGCAGTAGCGCACGTTGAACTGCCGGTAGCCGCGCAGGATCTCCTTGATGATGTCGTAGTCGCTGCCGGCCACCTGGCTCGTGTGCCGCGACTTGCCGGCCGGGTCGCCGTGGATCTCCAGGTCGACGTCGTAGCTGCCGCACAGCTGCCGCGCCCGCTGCACGAACTCCTTGGTCCACTCCTCGGTCGAGCTGTTCGGCAGGCACACCTCGTCGAGGATCTCGACCGTCGCGAACTTCTCGTTGGTGACGCGCGACTGCGCGCTCATGAACTCCTTGTACTGGCCGATGACGCCGCACATCGGGTCGACGTTGAAGTCGACGCTCAGGAACAGGCGCAGGCTGGGGTCGCGGTCGCAGTCGCGCACGTGGAGCCGCTCGTCGAAGGCGTTGTACACGTTGCCGAGGCCGGCGGTCGCGCCGGGCCTCCCCTGGTACAGCGACTCCCACACCTCCTCGCTGTTCCTCATCTGCGCGCTGAGGTCGTCCAGGTCGTGGAGCTCGGGGCAGAGCAGCTCACCTATCCTGCGGCCGAGCGGGTCGGGCCCCATGCCGGCGGCCTTCTCGTCGTAGATCGCGGGCAGGTTGATGACCTTGAAGCGCTCGATGCCCTTCTTGATGATTCGGCCGGCGAGGTCGTCCTCGTTCCACCTGGTCATGACGATGATGATGCTGTGCTTCTTCGCCATGCGCGTGCGGAGCTCGGAGACGTACCAGTTCCACGCCGCCTCGCGGTAGGTGAAGGACGCGGCCTCGGCGTGGCCCTTGACCGGGTCGTCGATGACGGCCACGTTGGCCGGCTTGCCGGTGATGCCCGAGCCGACGCCGGCGCACAGCATCGAGCCGCCCCTGTCCGTGTGCCAGTAGTCCGCCTTCGTGCTGTCCTGCGCCAGGTCGAACGTCAGCGAGTCCTGGTGCCTGGACACCAGGTTGCGCACGACGCGGCCCCAGTCCTTCGCGAAGTCCTTGCCGTAGCCGGCGTTGATGATGTTGTAGTGGGGCCAGTTCTCGAGGATCCACACCGGCGTCCACTTGGAGATCTGCCACGACTTGCCGTGCTGCGGCGGCATGGACACGATCAGGTTCTCGCCCTCGAGCACCGCGTGGCGGACCTCGTTGCTCAGCAGCCGCAGGTGCTTGTAAGGGCGGTACGGGACGGCGTCACGTGCAGACAGAGCGACGGCGGTGGCGAGGGGGCTGACCGCCCACCCGCGGGACGCCGCGGCCTTCATCATCTCCATCGTCTGCTGCACGCTGCGCATCTGGTCGCTAGTCCTCGCTCTCGGTCGTCGGCGCGATCTCGTCCTCGTCGGGGTCGGCCTGCTCCTTGGCGTCCGCCTCGTCCAGCTCGGCGAACAGCTTCTCGTCGTCCTCGTCTGCCGGCGCGGGCTGACCGTCCCCGAGGACGTTGACCAGGTGCCGCATGCAGTCTACGTGGAGCGTCGGCTCCTGGGTCCGCTTGGCCTCTTGCCGCAGCAGGAAGGCCAGCGCTTCGTTGGTAGTTCCCATCGTCGTCTTTCTCCTATTTGAAAAGGTGCGCGCGCCCCGCGAGAGGCGCGCGCTGCGCTACCACTGGGTGGAGCCGGCGGGGAAGAGCGTCGCCAGCGTGGTCTCGTTCGCGAGGTTGCTGGGGAAGTCCTCATCGGACACGTTGAAGCGAGTGCGGCCCATCAGGTCGAGCATCGCGTAGATCTCCACCGGCGTGCATGCGCCGACGGTCTTGCTCATGATCGTCTGAGCCTGGGCGTTCGTCAGGTGTACAGCCATCGTCTATACCTCCTCTCCTTCTCGGTCGGCGCGGGGGTCGCCCTCGGCCCCGCGCGCCAGTGACTCTCTGACCTTCTCGGCCATCGCGATCTGCAGCTCCTCGATCATGGCGACGGCCTTGTCGCGGCCCATCAGGTCGACGGCGTTGAACGACGCGACCGGCACAGGGCCCTGGTCGGGGCCGCTCAGCTCGGTCTGCGCGAGCATCGGCCGCACGAACCTGGCGGCTGCCTTGCTCGCGTCCAGCCTCACGTCTCGCGGGACGACACGCTCCTTGAGCGCACGAACGACGTCCGTCCGCAGCCCGAGGCTCTTGAGCTCCTCGTAGAAGAGGTTCTCCCAGTTCGGCGTGTCGAGGACGGCCTGCACGAGCTCCGGGGCGAACCGCGCGAGGTCTCTCTCCGCCGCGGCGTCATAGCCGGCGCCGAGCTCGACCAGGGTGACGACCGGGTCGCACTGCCTGTTGAGCCTCAGCTCGAGCTCGACGATGACTGCGTCGAGACGCTTCAACCTCTGCGGCACGCCTTTGCGCTGCCCGGAGCCTGGGGGCTTCGAGGAGCCTGGGGCGAAGTGTCCTCGTGTGTCGCGAACTACCCCGTTTTCGTCTGGCGTGGTCAAGTGCTTGTCATTCCTACTCATAGCTACTTTTATTATGGCATCTTGTGCGCTGCCGCTTGACACTCCACATGTCTGTCGTGAAATAAGACGCGACGGAGACCGACGTCTGGGCGACGGAGACCGACGTCTGGGCAAAGAAGCCAGGGGCCTGCTATATAGGAGGTCAACGCGCTCGAGAGATTCCCTCAAGACATTGGAGACGTCCTTCCGCCAATGTCATAGTTAAGTAGTTTTGTTCTGTTGTTGTTGCAAATTGTTCCATTGGGTAGTTGATCTCCGGGTGTTTCATGAGTGATTCTCGAGCGCGTTGACCCCTTATATAAGAGACCGGAAAACGATGTTCGCGGGCGTTGTCACCTCGTGGTAGGATGAAACCATGCAAGGAAGACTGCCGCTGACGAAGACCCAGTGGATCGAGAAGTACGGCGGGCAAGCGTTGCTCGACGCGGAGGGGTTCGACGTCGTCCCCTGCCTCGGCTGCGACGACTCGATCTGCCACGAGTGGCAAGTGATAAAGAAGATAGCGGGGACGGCGACCGGCCGGCTGCAAGTGCCTGGCCCATCTTTCGAGGAGGTCCCTCGCGTCAGCCACGCTCTGCCCTACGACTTCAGCGGGGCCGAGGCTCGCGCGATCCAGAGGCTGCGAGAGCTATGAACCTGGACGAGGTCAACCGCTCGACGCTGGAGGACCTGGCGTCGATGCACCGGAGCTACTTTGTGACGGGCCTGCTGTCGGAGCAGATCGGCCAGGCCTCGCTTGCGGAGATTGTACTCTACGCCTATGGCGCGATCGCGGCCTGCGACGAGGCCGAGGACATGAGGCGCGCGCTCCCGGTCCTCCCGCACGAGGGCCGGGCGGACTGCGAGACGAGCCCCCACTTCTGGCGCGGCGTCGTGGACGCCAGGGGCTCGTGGGGGATGTTCGTCAACCGCAGGCCCAGGAGGAGGACCGGCGGGCGGCTCGAGTACGGCTACCCGTACTTCGAGGTCCGGGGCTCGAGGCTCCTGCTCAGCCGGCTGTACGACTTCATGGACCGCTTCGCGGCCTGGGAGGGCGCGGCCTGTCCGCAGTTCCTGGAGCAGGTGGACGCAGACGGCGAGGGCGGCGAGCCGAGGGGCCAGGTCAGGCTCGCCGGCGGGCCGGCGCAGGCGGCGGTGATGTCGCTCTG